CCCTAATCCTGTACGCTTGCATCTTCTCGCCGGCCAAGGGGTCCCCAATCCACTCCAACACCATAGCGTTCAAAGCGATGTCGCACTTGGCGCAGATGCCCCGGTAGACGTTGCCGTCCGCGCTTATCTGCCACTGGAAGCGCGACGGTGCTCCGCAGCGGGCGCACGGTACCCTTCGTATGCCGGACGCGGTGTAGGGCCGCCTGCGTACCTTACTCGTCATGCACGATGTTGCGCGTAGCCTCAATCAGCATCTCTTGAACCATGCCGTCCAGCGTGGGCCTGTCCAGCACCGCCAGCGCGAACGGGCTATAGCCTGCTTCGTCCACTTGAACGACCATTAGCTTGTGCCTTTCGCACAGTTCGCGGTAGTCTGTCAGGAAGTGCGCCTTGGCTTTCTCCTCTGCCTTAGACGCCATCCCTACTGCTCCACAAAGGGTGCACCGTCGCTGCGTGCGAAGGCTTCCGCGTCTCCCTTTGGGATGCCTGCCGCGATCCACGCCGCCGTCCTATCCGCCTGCTGGTCAATGAGCGCCTGAACGGATGCCGCCTTCTCGCCCGGCGTGCGCTCTGCCGCGATTCGGTCACGCTCGCCCTGCACGTCCTGAATGCCCACGCGCGCGGTGCCTTCGCTCTTGGAAATCAACTCCGCCGCCGAGAGAGCAATGGCCGAAGCCTGCGCTTCGCTGGACACGGGACCTGCGTTGGGGTGGGACTTGGCAACAACGGTCCAATCGTTGAGGAACGCCGGTGCGGAGCCGCCGGAGCGCCACTCCGCCGCAGCCATAACCCACGCGATCAGCTTGGCAAGCGCGGTATCGATGGCCTCTCCCACGGATTCTATATCCGATAGGAACATCGCCCGCGCCTGTTCGTACGCCACGCCCGACGCCTCCGCCGTGCTGCCCGAGAGTCCGTTCATGCGGTGTCCCTGGTGGCACGCGTCACGTAGAGCGAGGCGCTCGCAGTCCAGCGCCTCGATCAGGGTGGAAGGCGGCGACGGTTCGTGGTAGTGCACGAACGGCGTCGTGATGCCCACCTTCTCGCCTGTTTCGTCGGTAGACGCGGTGTACTCGAACCCTCGGATCTTGCGGATGACGTAGTTGCCCAGCGTGGGAACAACGGGCTTGAAATACTCCGTCTCGCCGTTGCTGTTAACTCGGGTGCGGGGCGCTTCTATGCCGGCCGGAGCCGTCTTCTGCCACACCCCGTCGTCTTCCGTGTTTCCCTCAGTACGAGCTGCCAGGCCGTGCGCACCGCACAGGTTCATCAGCAGCGTGTTGATCGTGTCCACTGCGCCCTGTAGCCGCAGCACAGGCTCAGTCAGCAGCGTCCCGATCTTGACGTGCACGATGGGCAGCAGTCCGCCCGTGGGGATGATGGTCGGCTTTTCCTCCGCCTGCCCTGCGACGAGCATGCGCCAGACCGTCACCTCTTCGCCGCTCTTGCGCTCCTCTGAGTACCAGACTTCCGCGCACTCCCTGTCCTGCGTGTCGGTGAAGCGGAACCATCCCACCTCGCGGAGCGTGTCGGGGTCCGTGTAGATGCCGCATCGGTCCGGCGGAAGGGCTACTACCTTTATCCTGCGGAGCGCCGTGCGCCTGTTGGCCGCAAGGTTCGAGTTCGACCAGAACGCGCGCAGGCACGCGCGGCCCTGCAGCCACGAAGAGGCCATGGCGACTGCGCCGCGCACGCCCGTTGGGTCGCTCACGTCCATCCCGCCCCACAGGTCGTTATCGTCCCACCAGCGGGATGCGTCTCGCTTCAGTTGCTTGGCGGCGGCGATCTGTGTAGCGGACGGCGTGTCGTCCGGCCCTTCCGGCTCGGCGGGTTGGAAGTCCAGATCCGCTTCGTTCCCGCACGCACCGTTGACGCGCTCCTTGACGCACCCCAGCGCTTCGGGGATGGGCGCCAGCATGTTGCGGATGCGAGTCTGGTTATCCGCCGAGATGGAGCCGTCCGCCTCGCGCCCCGGCCCCTGCCAAGGCCGCCCCTCCTGCACGTGATCCCCGGCGAGGTACGCGGGACCCTCTCCCACGCCGAGAACGGCCGCACGCCGGGTGGTCAGCCCGGCGGCGGCCTTGACGTGGTCCAGTGTCCACTCTGCGGGGTCCTGCGGGATCGTGTCGAGGCTCACTGCGCGGGGCCTTTGCCGAAGAGCGAATCGAAGAAGGCCACCAACAGCCTGTGCGTCTCTTGGGGGGTCGCCCCCGCCTCCACGGCGCCGCGATATACGGCCAGCGCCATTCCCGTGCTGGCGGATAGCGCCGCTAGCGCTTGGTCCATCTGGTGAGTCGAAAGCGGATCGGTTTTCATCAGCAGGCGCCGCCGCACGACAGGTAGCACGCGTTGGTCATGCACTGAGTGGCGGCACAGGTATCCCAGTAGTAGGAGTTGTTGTAGCATGGGTTGTTGTTCGCCCAGCAGGTCCAGTTGCACGTGGCTTCCCCCGTGGGCGCGTTGGGGTCGTTAGGTTCCTGCGGGAAGCAGAGGCCGCGCGGGTCGCAGGACATGTTGACCGATCCGCACTGCGGGTCGTCAGTGTGCCCGCGTACCGTGCCGACCGTGGACGGCGGCCGGGCGGTGGCGAACGACTCCACCTCGATTGCGTCAAGGTCCAGCTTCAGCTTGCGCATCTGTACACCCTTTCGAATTATACGCCACCAACACCATGGGAACAAGGCTAGCAATCGTACGCGCACGTCCCGTAGTAGCACGTGAACGAGCACGTGTCCATCCCGTTGGCGCAGGTCGCGTGTCCGGCGCAGGTCTCGCACGTCATGTTGCATGTGGCCGCGCAGGTCTCCCCACCCTCGGTCCAGCAGGTGCCGCCGCTCGGATCTTCCGTTCCGGTCTCGGGAAGGCATAGACCTCCGCCCGTTCCCGGCTGGCACGTGCTGTTCAGCAGGGTATGCCGGCATTGGCCCGCGTGTACGCCGCCGTCTCCGGTCGAGAACGAGTCCACCGCCAGATCGTCCAGTGCCAGCGTCAACTTACGCATCGTCGCCTCGCGTTTGTCGAAGGTTGCCCCGAAAGGAACGACGGAAGATACGATTGGCGCGATTTAGTCACAAGTACGCCGTGTGTTTATACCTCTTCTTCTGCCACCCGCCTCGCGTCAAAGGAGTAGAGCAGGGAGCCATCTTCCTGTGGAACCGGCGGAATGGTCGCTTGTCCCCTCCACACGTGCCCGTGCGCTGTCACCTCGAACCACGGCATGTCGGATTCCGGCATCTGGTGTTCGGGGACGGCGATGTCCACGTGTATGTACTGCGTCTCGCTCATTTGTAGGACACGTTTCCAGAGGTGGGAAGAGAACGGCGCGGCTTCGGTTCGTGGGTCAGCAGCAACTCGGTAATCAGCCACACCAGGGCGTCCAGACGGTTGGGCGACGGGTCTCCGGGCTCCCATGTGCAGAGTTCCTTCTCCAGCGCCACGAAGGTGCCCACGTGGTGCACGCGTCCGTCTTCGTAGAGCTTCTGGACGGGCTCGGCTCGGGTGCGCTTGCCCCGGCTGGCGTGGATCAGCTTCACCTTGGGCGCGTCAGGCACGGTGCCGATGGTGATCGCCACCATTTCGCCGCCGTTGTTGCTCTCGGCTACCATGCGGTCCGCGTCCCAGCGCTTGAACGCCGCTACGGCTTCCTTGGCCCATGTCGCCGGCCCTCCTGCCGTGCTCGCGTCCTCAAGCACAAAGGCGTGCAGAATGCCCTTGATTCGCGCTACACCGCCCACGGCAATGCCGGCCTCGTCTCCACCCTCGGTAGCGTTCGGATCGATCCCCACGACGATGCGGAACAGGTCTGGCACGTTGACGGGCTTCTCGCGGAACGGATCAAGATCGCGCTCCCGGTTCCACAGTCCATCCTCTGACTCGTCTGTCTCGTGCTGCGCTTCGCGAAGGAACGCGGCCCTTCCCCACGTGTTCATTTGCGCTTCGCACGTTTCTATGCTCTGACCCGCCCACGTAGGCACGGCGTCGGTTATCTTGTACTGAGTGGGGACCGTGCCTGGAATGGCGTGATACCAATCTTTCGACAGGGGCGTTAGCGCGGGCTCGCAGAACACCTCTCTGCGCAACAGGAAATCCGCCGTGTTGTTGAGCAGCTTCGCGGCGATGCTGCCAGAGTGAATGACGTTCTGTACGAAAAGAACCGCTGCGTCGGTAGACTCTGCCGGGAGCACGCTCTGGGTTATGGTGGATATCTTCTTGTTGACCGTATCCTCCGTATCGTCCCTGTCGTCTACGTCGTCAAACACGAAAAGGTCTGGGCGATCACCCTCGATTTTTAGGCCGCGAGCCGCAGAGTCAAGCCCAAGAGCCAGCACGTTGAATCCGTTGTCGCACCGCAGCATGTCCACTCGCCAACCGAGGCTGCTTCCGTAGGGCCCGATCGCTCGCCCAATGCCCAGGTTCGTAAAGTGCGGAGCGATGTCCTGTAGGTGCTTGTTCGCCTGTGCCTGCGTTTTGGATATGTACAAGCAAAATTTGCGGGCCTGCCGCGCTCCCGTTCTCGTTGTCGCCAACTCAACAGTGGAGCTTTTGCCGCCTCCGCGAGGCCAGAGTTCCACCCGAGCATTTACGGGCCGCACACCACGATTGAGCATCTCGAACCATTCCCACAAACGGACGTGCCTGTCCGCGAATGGGGATGATGTGGCGTGGGGGAAGTGCTTGGCAACCCACGTCCGCCAGTCTCCGGACGCACGCGGGCCGATCCGCTTGCCTTGCCCGGCGAAGTGGAACGGCCCTGTGCTTACCTGCGCCCAGTGCTTTAGGTTGGGCGGCGTGGTGTCCGGCCTGCTCACGATATCAGCTTACGCATGGGTTAGTTAGTGCAGATTGAGCACGGCTGCATATGCGGACACCTTCACGCGGAAGCCTTTTAGGGTTGAGCAAAGGAAATCATCCGCGCCGGGCACGGCAACCCACCGTCCGTCGCTTTCTTCGCCTTCGTAGCGGAAAAGACCAGGAACACCGCGTTCGCATCGGTATGAGTTGAGCGGTGCATCCCAGTAGAGAAAACGTTCTGTTTGAAACGTACCTGTAGCGGTCACGTCCCACCCCTCTTCTTCTTGCGGAGTTGCTGTTCTTTGGTCACGGGAGCGCGGGGAGCAAGCCCAACTCCACCCATAGATTGCGGTAACTGCGCCACGCAGCCTCCGACGCCCGCCGCTGGCGCATCCTCGCGCTCTTGCGCATCCGCCGGGTCAGGATTCGAGGGGCGGCGATTATGAGTACGTCCGGAGCCAGCAAACCCGTTTCCCGCATCCGCACTCGCATCCTCGCGTGTCTCTTGCTCATCGGCTACCGAGTGTGCGGAGGCGGCGAAATCGTGACCTTCCCATCGGGGTCCACGGCGATGTTCAGGCTGCACGTCAGGCTCAGGTCTGCGCACTGGCGCATGAACATGCTCAGGCCCGTGCGATTGAGCGCCACCGTCTCTCCGGACCTCACCTTCGCGATGATCTCTTGCGCCGTTGCCACTGTACGCCTCCACGGCTCTTCGGATGTACTCTGAGCGACTTACGCGGTCTGCGTAGGCCCTGTCGTCCCAGCGCTGCCACATATCCTCTGGCACAACGATGGTGCGGCGGTTGTCAGCCATTCCACCACTCCATCGCCTGCCCCTGTGGACCGAACGGCGGCTCTGTATCAGCGGGTGCCCAATGCGTGACGTAGTCGCTCTGAAGCTCGGCGGGCTTCCCGTTGTGGAGGTGCGTCCAGCGCCCATCGTAATCGCGCCAGCAGTCCCGTACGGCGAACGAGTCACCATAGATGTCGAGCCAGAGGATTACGCGGTCAGTGCTGGCGCCCTTGTAGCGGTTGGCGCTTCGCCACGGCTTGTTCGCTCTCATGTCCCTATCTGTCCCTGATGGGGTAGGTGATTGCGTTTGCGTTACTGATGCAGTATACACCATTGACCCACCGTGCGCAAGGTGCTGCATTTTTGCTGCGTGTGGTGCGACTACCGCTTGTGCGTCATCCTGTAAAATCAGTCCTCCAGTCGATCAACGGTGTCTTCCATGGTATAAACGACGTTGGCGGCCACGGGCAGAATCACCCCGAATAGTAGCGCTGTCGCGAGCAGCCCCAGCACACCGCCGATGAGCGCGGCAACCACTTCTCTCGTTGCTCACCCCTCACCGCCGAGGTACCCGGTGGATGTGCCAAACGCGCTCGGTAGCCGGTCCCACTTGTCATCTACAACCGCGCGTAGGGCCTCCGCCGGCAGCGTGCTCAGGAACCGAGATGCGGTCTGGTTGCGCACCAGCGTTTGCGGCGTGATTGCCGGCGCATGCGCCATGAAGTGTCCTGTCACCATGCCCGCAACCCAATCTGCACCGTTGTAATCGCTCATGATTCGCCTCCCGCGCTGAGTGCTTCCAGCAGCCGCACGGCCTTGTCCGTCATGATCCCGTGCAGGACTGCGATCTGCTGGGCGTCTTGCTCGCGAATCCACGTTTCGTCAGCGAACACTCTGGCGTGAGCGTCGAGCGCGCGCAGGTTGCTCTCCAGGTATTTGGTGAGCAGTTCGCCTATCTTGTCTGCCGCTGCTCGCTTTTGGGTCGCGGGGTCCACCTTCCCAGCGCGCGCGAATGCTCGCTTTTTCCATGCAGACGCCGTTCCCTTGGGGATGCTGTACGCTTTGGCTACTTGAGTGACACTCTGGCCGGCCAGCAGCGCCGCAGTCGCCGCAGCGCGTTCCGCCGGGTCATACTGTCTCTGTTCCTTCATTGGCTTGTCTGTGCTCGCTTCCAAATGCAACGCTGAACATCGTGTTCATCTCCGTAGGAAATGTCGCAGAAGAAACAGTACAGCTCGTCGGCTGCAACACTGTATCGCCACGGCTCATGCTCTCTGAGCCACTCCAGCACGTCCGTCGCGAGATCGGCTTTTTCTCGGCTGGATTCAAAGGTTGCGCAATCCTCGGTTGTCATCTCAGCACCCGATGTTCGGTAGGCCTGCCCGCAGGCTATCACTATCGCCCCGTGCGGCGCAGAAGAGAAGCTTGGCCCTCTCCACGTCCGCGAGGCGCGTCTTGAGCGTGGATATCTCCTGCTCTGCCGCGACGATGCGGAACGAGTTGCTACGCACGTCCTGACGTACCTGTAGGAAGAAGATGATGAGCCCCACCAGAGGACCCATGGCGGCGACGAACATCAGGAAACTCCGGATGGAGAACGTGACGGTGTACGGTCCGCCCTCCTGCGGCTCCAGCGTCACCGCCTGAACCATCGCGTCACCGCGTCCAGAGCGTTTGTGGCTTGGTCCAGCGCGAGGGCGGGTTCGTTCATGGGTGAACCTTTTTGATGGCTTTCAGGTGGTCGCTTACGCGCATCAGGAAGAAGAGCCACGGGAAGTTCGGGCCGGGGTCCGTGTGGTCGCTCTTCTTGTACACCGCCGAGACTTGGGAGTGTCCAACGATGCCCTTGAGGCCGGCCTTCAACTGCACGTCGTCAAGCCGGCGGGCGGGGATGTCGTACTTCCGGCAGTACTGGGCGCACGCCTTGGCCGCGAGGTTGAGCATACGCATGCTGTACTCATCTGCCCACTGGGCCGCTGTCTGGCGAGCGTAGCCAGTCAGTTCGATCTGGATTCCGTCGCTGTTGCAGCCCGGCGCCGCCCACGCAACGTCGCTGTCCTTGACGCACTGGATGATCTCCCGGTGGTCTATACAGACGTGGGCACTTGCCTTCGTGTTCGTGGTGGAGAAGTAGCGGGCCACGTCACGGGCGGCGGTCATCTTCTCGGGGAACTCCATCGTGTGCACGACGAGAACGCGCACGCGGCGCTTTGGCTCCCTTTTGAGCGAAGTGAAGTGCTTCGCGGGGACGAAGGGCCAGTTGTCGGTATCGTAAGGCATCAGGATGAATTTCTCCCTTGGTAGGGCCGCAGGTTGGGCGCTTCTCTCCACCCGTAACGGGTGCCGCTGGTCTTTGGGTAAGGGACGTGGGCCGCGCGGAGTGCGCCAACAACGGTTTGTCGCGGCACTCCGGTTATCTGACAGGTCGAGTCTACATCCCACCCCAAACAACGGAGCGCTACAGCAGCCTTCGTGCGCAAGGACCATGTTCCAAACCGTGCCCCGCCACTCACGAAGCGCTCTCAGGTGCTAGGTGGCAGTGGTGTTCGTGCGTGCCGATGGCGTGGCACTCCGGACAGGCGTGTACATTGAATCCCTGCACCTCGCGAGGGTTGACGAGGGTGAGCAGGAACGAGCCGAGCCGGAACGCCTCGCCTGCCGATAGGTCGGACGGCAGGACCAACTGCGCCTCAAAGTCTCTGAGCGGCACGGTGTAGACCAGTCCTCGACGCGTTGCGGTTTCGTTCGTCACGTACGCTGCTCTTCAAGGTTGACGGCTGACTGCAACATCTCCCAGCCGTGTCTCCGCAAGGCTTCCGCGATCTTCTGCCGGTGCTCCGGGTTGGCCGGTCTGTTCCCTGCCGAAAGCTGCTTGAGCACGGACACGGATACGCCGCTCTCCCTGGAGAGAACGCGCAGGTCCATCCGTACCGAGGCGAGCAGGTCATCGATCATCATGCTACCAATCTATCCGTATCCGTCTGGTTGCACAAGGGTGTTGACACGCTGTCACCGGATGGTTATACTTGTTGAGAGAGACGGAGCAGCCTACCCGAGACTGGAGCCTGAGAAGGATGAGCAGCAACCTGCCGATGGAGCGCCCCACCTGCGGATCGAACGCGGAGCACGGGTACATGACCCTCCGCCCGCTGCTCCACCAGTCGCGCGAGCAGAAGTTCTGCGGAGTGTGGTACGACTGCGGCAAAGAGGGTTGTCGCGCATCGGTTCTGTTCCCGTCTCAGGGCCTTCGTTCGCAGTGGGCCGAAATGGGCGCCACGCTGTGAGCCCTCACCACCTACCCTCTACCGGAGAACGACCGATGGATGTAACAATGTCTCAACTGCGCGAGGGGTTGCAACTGCTTGCTGATGTCGGTGGGTCGGCGTACCTCACGGTTACCGACGGACTTCCTTACTTGGTGGTTGCTGCTATCAACACACCTCCGTCTTACGACCAAGGTCGCCTGCATGAACTCGGTTGGTCTGGCTCAGATACCGACTGGAAGATCAACTTCTGACGCTCACACTCAACTGCCGGGAGATGGGAACATGGGCAAGATGAACACCACTACCGTCACCTCCTGCCCCCTCTGCGGCGGCAACCTCTCCCCGGCCGATGCCGGAACCCGTTCGCAGTGCGACAACTGCGGGGCCAAGGTCAACGTCGTGACCGTCGAGCCCGGCGACCCCGATCCCATGACGGCCGAAGCCGTGATCCGCTCCGCCCTGACGGCGCTCCTGCGCGTCCCGCTCACCTTTGACGCGAGCGAACGCTACCGGTACGAAGCGGACGCCACCATCCAAGAAGTCCGGATCGGCTTGGGCAAGTGGTTGGATGGCCACGCAGATGCGGAGGAGGAGATGCGCTTTGACGCCTTCGCCCGCGACGTGAAGCGCCGCGCCCCCTTCGGCCGTGCGTGGACACCTTCCAACCTGCGTCCCCTGTTCGATGCAGGGCGTACGGTAGATGAGGTGCTGACCATGAAGCCCGAGGGTCGCTGATGCCTTCCATTCACGAGAACCCGTCCCGCTGGTACGAAGAAGAGGCTATCGCCAAAGGCATCACACGTGAGCAGGCGATTAAGGAGAACGATGTAGACTTCGCCTCTCTTCAAGCCTACGGACTGGCGCTAGCGGCTGGAGAGACGCTTAACGCCTACAGCCAGAACAAGGTGAACGAGTTGGTGGCGCGCATATCCCTGCGCAGATCGTGCCTACACCGACTAGCCATGAAGCCGGAGGGCAGATGAGCCGCGCGATCCTGTACCGGAACGGCGGTTGCTACGTAACGGCGGCGGCTGGTGTCGGGCACTACGTCGTGTACAGGCCATGGGGCACCGCGTCTGCCGCATGTGGCACGTTCCACTTCCCGAACGACAGCGACTACGCATACCGGCGAGCAGTAGCGGAGTGCGACCGCCGCGCTGGACTGCCCATGAAGCCGGAAGGGAGGTGAGCGGTGGGAACCGTGGCCGATGCAATCGACCTGCGTAGACGGGCTAACGCTGCACTCGTTGCTTCTGTTCGTGTGCAAACGGACCGGCTCAAGGAGGGATTGACCCACAGGAGCGTTTGCTACCCTGTGGTTTCTGCCCTCCTTATGGAAGCAAGTGGCATTCTGAAAAGGCACCAAAATGGCGCCCTCAGCGATGATGCCTTTTCGATGCTTCACCTTATGAGATTGGAAGAGGCGCTTCGCCGCACTTCGAATACCTCGGCTCCAGTCCGGCATTCCGATCTTTACAGCCAGGCTGCGTTCGACTGGGCAACGGAAAGATAGGGACAGCAGCGAGGCGTGCCCAGTGGTGCTCTTCTGCATTTCACCCATCCGCCTTCGGAGCGAAAAGCGCGGTCTGTGCGTCTGCGTCCTGCCGGGGAGCTAGCGGCTGCGGGAGGGCGTGCGGTAAGATCTGGAGGGCGATCAAGCCACCCTTTGTTGCCCCAACCTCTTCGAATCCCGCCCGCCTGTAGCACCTCCCGAAGTCGCGCTTGCGGCGAACCTTCGTCGGGTCAACGAAAGTAATCATCCCCAACTCCGGAGGCTCCCACCGCCATAGCGTGCAAGCAAGAGCCTGTCTTATCAACTCGCTCGACAACAGGTCCTTGTTCTCGTTCCGAAACGCGCTGCACACCCATGCTCCTGCCCAATCGTGTTTGACGAATTCCGCGTAGGGATAGGACGTGACCCAAAAGGCGGTAGCTGGGCGGGTAACGAGCACGAGGCATCGACCCGGCGGCACGAAACCTACAGCGCCGATCTTCTGCCGGTTGTAGTGGCGGTCCGCCAGTTCTCTCGCCTTCGGATCGGTTCTCCACGACAGCCACCACTCCATGCTACCCATCCGCCGTCGTGGGTGCCAGCGTGGCGGGCGCTCTTGCCGGACCGGATGCGCTCCCACGGACCGGCCCCGCGCTCTCTGAGATGCGCATACAGTCCTGTAGCGTTGCCCTGCGTGGCCCACCAAACAAGGGCGCTGATTCACGCACGGGGCGCCTGCCAAAGCTTGAGTGTCGTCCGCCAAACCCAATCTCCACCCGCCTCCTCGGGCACCACATGGACCACCTGAGCACGCATCCGAGAATACTTCTTCGGCATCGTTGCGGCGCTGCGCCATGCCACGTCGGTTGAGTCAGAGGCGCGGTAGTAGACCACGTCATCCTCTACAGGCTCGCGGAACCACGCCTCACGCACGTACAGGATGACCGGCTCGGCTCCATCCACCGCGAAGAATGACCACGGGTTGTACAGGCGCTCGGTTACTAGCCCGTCTCGTTCGCTTACAGTATCCCCGCCTGCGTAACGCGCTACTGGCACGTGCAATCCAGGCGACACGCCCCACAACTTGTCTGCGCGAGCTCGCGACAGGTCCGGCCCCTGCGCCATCAGGCTCTTGGGGCATGCGACAGTCACCGATACCTCGCACGTCCCTTCCGCCAGAAGGGCGCGCACCTGTTCCACGGATAGCATGATGCTGCTAGGCATCGTCGTCCCTCCCTTCCGTGATCTCTCGTTCGCACTTCACGCATACCCAGCCTAGAACTGGATCGTGGCTGGCCTTTGCTTGATAGCAGTATTCGCATGGCACCTCTTCGGCACCACCCCCGAAGCCATGCCGCGCTCTTGCCGCAGCCGTGGCGGCGTTGCGGCGCATGCGCTCTGAGAACGCGTCCCACTTCGCCTGCTTCAGATCTCTGATCATGGTTCCTCGTGAGAGTGAAGGCCCATCCAACCAGAGCCGTGCATCACGGGCTCCTCCTCGCAGCAGAGCGGGCACCATCAGCGTCCGTTCTCGAAACGCCAACCTCTATCATTTCCACCACCGCCACGCCTTCCTGCCAGCAGCCCACGGGAGCGGTGTAGACGGGTGCGGCGCAGCCGCAGCACTCCACCTCGAACGGAGCAGGGCCGGTGTCTGCGAACGTGGCAACGATGTCCTCTTGTTTCATGCTCCCTCACTTGTTTGGGTTCCGTCCGTCTTCTGCCCATCCCCAAATCAGAACCATGTCCATCCCTACAGCGTACCGCTCCGCTTCTTCTGGCGTGGCTGTGCCGGACTTTACCAGCCTCTCCAGCCTATCCACCTCGGCACTCGCACGCTTGGCCTGAGACGCGTTCCTAAGCCCCTTGAACGCCTCCTCTGGCTCCCTGATGGTGCGTGGGAACTCATTGTGCCATGGTCTCCCCTGGCAGACGGTGCAGAGCGGCGCAGGGTGGTGCGGGAAGATCTCCGCCAGCGCCGTGTTGTCCACCGTGCGGCAGGCTTGGTTTGAGCAAACGAAGAGCGTCATTTCCACCTCTCCCATGCGTCAACGCCCTTGGCAGGGGCGCGCCGGTCGGGCCCGGTCAGCAGCGCACCCTTCAAGTTGGCACGCATGCGGCTAACGAGCTTGGCCCACTCGGGGCTACGGGTGCGAAGTTTCTCGGTCGAGTAGTTCGACGTGAAGAAGGTCGGGCGCCCAATCCGCGTATCAATCAACTTGAACAGGTGCGCCGTCGCGTCGTCTCCGCTGGGCTCAGTGCCCACGTCGTCCAGCACCAGCACGTCCGCCCATGCATACCGCCCAACCACCGCATCCGCCGTCACATCCGAATTGCGGTTGTACGTGGCCCGCACCGCCGAGATCAGGTTCGCGCTGGACACCCACATAAGGGAGGGCCATTCGTCCTTGCCCTGCTCAAACGAGTAGATCCTGCCGGCACCTCTCCGGGCTAGCTCCATCATACTTGCGGCGGCTAGGAACGACTTTCCGCACCCTGGGGCAATCTCCTCACCGGTGCGCTCGCTGGTCAGCATGATCCCCGGCCCTCCCAACGGTCGCCCTTCGTTGAACCACCGCTCTACCGCGTCCGTCCACTGAGAGGCGAGAGCCAACGCCTTCCGGTCCGGGTCCGGGTCGAACGTCGCGAACGTGGCGCGATGCAGGTGCGAAGGGATCTGCGTGCGTACCATGAGAAAGAGCCTCTCGCGCCGCGCCGCTTCTTCGCGAGCAAAGTCAGCACTCGTCAACGTCTGCGAAGATCGGATCGTCGCGGGCAGACTCGCCTTCCCTGCGATATCGCCAATCGCGTGCGTCTTGCCGCGCCGCACCGTTGCGTCCGTTTCCATTTGTCTGCGCGTTCCGGTTAGCGTGAAACTCGGCAGCTTGCTCCAGCCACTTGTCGAACGAACGATCCGGATCTGTGTGCACCTTGTCGAAGTCGTGCGCCTTGTACTTTCTCACCTGACGGTCAAGGTCCAGTTTAAGTTCTGCCGCCCTCGCTTTGTGGCGGTCTTTCGGTTCCCACCCCGCCGGTACCTGCTTCCACCCGTCCCCCTCTGTTTTTGTCTGTCTCTTACTCTCTCTCTGTCTCTCTCTCTTAGGGGCAGGTTGCTGGCTATTTGCTAGCGCCTCGATAGCGTCCTGCTCCGCAACTATAAATCCTATGGTAATAAGGGGTTGCAGGTCCACGTCGTTTGTGCAACCGAGCCTCTGAGCGATCCATGCAGGGTCAGCCGGCACCTTGTTTTGCATCCTGCTCGCAAGGAGCATGATGCCAACCGCCAGCCACTTGCTAGCATCCTGCAAGCGAGTAAACTCGTAACTGTCCAACAGGTCGTTGTACAGTTTTATCCACGGCGGGTTGCGGTCCTTGTAGTGCTGAAGGCGGTCGAAGTCCGCTACTGAAATGTACGGTGGCACGGCGGTCACTCCGGAGTTTCAGGAAATGGCAGGTCGCCAATCAACCCGGAGTCAACCAAAGCCAGAGCGCTCGCGACCATTCGTACAGGTCAATGATTTCTTCGCTCATGTTACATCGTTGGTTATGGGGTCCCATACCAGCACGCCCTTCGTGCGGTTGCTCTAGCCGCTCTATCTCGGCTTCCAACTCTTCTACCATGTGTCCGGTGGCCGCTCATGGTCTCAATCTCCTTCTGAGTACGCATGAAGACGGGGATGGCGCAGGCCCTCCATGCCGCCCTCCTCCATGCCGAAGCCGGTATCGCGGTCGAGGTGGGCGCGCAAACTCCCGGCCTTGTACATGTCCACGTAGCCACTGCCGCGAACCACGAGTTCCACGCTGTCCGGCATCTTCCGCATGATCGCGCGGAACTGCTTCCACCACTGTTCGCGGGTCACGGCTTCGGCTCCTTGCATAGTTCTGCCACGTCCACCCCGAGACGGGCGGCGAATTCATCCACGCGAGAGAGAGACAGGCCCCGCTTGCCCCGTACCACGTCGCACACGTAGTTGTAGGGCCATCCCAAGTCGCCGTAGGTGTAGCCGCGTGCTTCAAGCAGGGTGGCGATGTTGGCGCGGATGCGGTCGTGGAGGTTCACGGCTTCACCAACTTCAACACCGCTTCCAGCGTTTCAAGCGACAGGGAGGACCACACTACGTCACGGGCCAGCACCCCCGCGACGTGCTCCTTGCGAATGGCAGCGAGGCGTTCGGGCGTAGGCTCCACAGACGCCATGCTGCGACCTCTTCCGATCATGCCGCCGTCCTCCCGGCGGTAGCGCTCGCCGTGCGGAAGAACGATCTGCGTGGGCGTGACTCGCTCGACAGTGGCTAGCGACAGGGTGCGCACCCCGTACCCATAGGAACGTACCACCTGATCTCCGGCTTTCAAATTCGCCAGCCACGCGTATTCGCTCATGACCAAGTCTCTCAGGGTTCGTCTGCCTGCCGCCGTGAGAGACAGTATAGCGACCCGCTAGCACCCGCGCAAGGGGTGTAGGACTCATCCCGTTCGCCGCACCTCCACCTCCACCCTTGGCCTCTCCCTGTCCACCTCCATGCGCACGGGGAGGAAGGAGAAGCCGGAGTCGTTGGCGATGATCCCTGCTCCGATCCCGCGAGGTACCGGAGCGGCCAGCCCATCGATTCCCGCTTTCATCGAGGCCAGAGCCGAATCCGCGTCCCTGCGGCGACGGTCCGGAAAGTAGAACGTGAGTTGCACCTCTGCGGTCTCCCACATGGGGCCGAATACCCCCGCCGGCCTGCCGTGATCGAGTCGCGGCGGCAAGGCCACCTCGCGTACCTCCTCCCAGGCAGCGAAGTAGGCGGTGTGCCGGTACGCCCTCGTGGCCTTCTGCCGCACCGCCCAGTGCACGCGGGAGTTGGGGTGTAGCTCGCGAGGCGGTAGCGGCAGCACGACGCGGATGGTGCCTGCGGCGCCCGTGGACGCGTTCTGAGCCACTTTCGCTGGCGCGGGGGTGTTCCGGGTGCTCCCCTGTCTCGCCATGCGCTCTAGCGTCTTCCTCGCGTGCGCGTTCTCGGTGAGAGAGGCGGCGGCAAGCAGGCGCTCGCGGGGAATGCCGTTCACCATTCCGAGCACGTAAGCACCTGTGGGAACTTGCATGACGCGGCCCATGTGGCGCAGGCAGCGGAGACGGTAGGCATAATCCCGCTCAAGTCCACAGTGAAACCATCCCGTCCAATCCATTCCGCAACGTCGGGGTCTTCGGGATCGCATGGGGAATCGACCAGCGTCATCGTGAAAATCCTGTCATCCGGCAGTTGAACGGCCTCGAACTCGGTGCCCTCTGAGTCCGCGAGGACCGTTTCTACCGACTCCTGCTCGGTTGTGGCGGCTACGTGGTGCGTCACGAAATCGTCTTCCAGCACGCGGAACACGTGCATGGCGCTTGTGCCTTCCGCTGCATCGCTCATCCCGCCCTCGCTTCCGCTCTGAGTCTCGCCGCTTCCTGCTCATAGAACTCAGCTTGAAGCAGGTTGTAGGTTGCGGACACCCTACGCGGGCGGCGTCTGCGCTCCCATGCTTCAAGGAGGTTGCAGGCCACATCCAGCAGGTAGGAGGTGATCGGGTGCGGGTTGCGGCGGTAGCCGTTGTCTCTCAGGATTCGCATCAGGTCCACACCTCCGCATTTTTAAGCATGGCCTCAAGGCGCCGGGCCAGCACCAAGAGTTGTCGCCGAGACGCGCAGTTGTCACACATCATCCACCCGTCGGACGTTTCGCATGGGTCGCGAGGGTACTCACATGCGATATCACCAATGGTTGAGCGCAAACTGGTGACAATCTCTTTGCCGGTCATTCTAGCCTGCGCTTCCTTGGCGGTGAGGTTGGAAACAGTTTCCATCAGTTCCACGATACGGGCGACACGTCCGGGTACGGTTCTCTTCCCCTTGCGCCAGCGGTTCACCTCGTTGCGGCGAGCGGCAAGTAGATCTGCGGCGGCCTGATCGCTCAGGCCGCGCGCTTCGATCCATGCGGAGAACTCGGTAGCGGTCACTGCGTGAGCCCCGTCGCAATCGCGTACTCTGCCTGCGCCGCAGCCACGCGAGTGGGGTAGGTGAAGTCCCCTTCCCGCTTGTCACATACGATGCGCCATTTGCGGTCCGGATAGTTCCGGCTCACGCAGCCAACGGCGCCCGAAGGATAGACGCAATTGTTGACGTACCATCCTCCGTGCCGCCACGTGGAGAACGTGGGGGTCCATTTAACGATGCAGGGTATACCGAAGCGCATGGAACGAACGTGCCCCCCAAGGGCCACCAGTTCATCCGCCGCCGCATCCAGCTCTGGCGTAGACTCCGCCATGTATACCGGCCGCCCGTCCTTCAACCATCCACGCATGCGGTCAACGAGCGGGGCGTAGCGGTCATCAGAAGAATCGCGATCTCTCATGGCGGTTCCGGCTCCGGCGTTGGGTGTGGCGTGCTCCGTCTCTCTGTACCAGTGGTAACACCACGCCGCCGGTCGCGCAAGGGTCTTGTTGCTCAGAAGTCGAATGGATCATCGTCCAGCTCCGGAGCGACGAACGAGCCGTAGCCCGTGGCGTCCGGCATCTGGCGCAGCAACTCTACTTCGTGCAGCAACTTGTTGCCTTCCACGTCCAGCCATGCCGTGTTCGCCTCGGGGTGGGAAATGGTTTCCTCTGCCGCATCCACGGCGGACGGCTTCGTGAGGTCGTGTTGCTTGGACAGGCGCAGGTCTTGTAGCTCGCGGGCCAGTTCTCGGAAGCGTCTCACGTAGTCGTCGTGGGTTTTCATGCGAAGGTCTGACCGGTGGATTTCTCCACTGCGGTAACGACGCGGCGGGTTTTTTCTGCGCTGTTCTTGAGCGCCTGCCAGTTGTCGCGCACCCACTGCTTAAGCGGGAAGGACTCACCCTCCATGTTCAGCGCTACGTCGTCCTCACAGCGGGAGCCTACGTCTTTCAGGAAAGCCATCATCTTGGCGTGCTGCTCGTCCGCCTTGGCGCGGGCGCGCTGTTCTTCCTCCCTGCCTGCGGCGCCGGTTTTGTCGTACATATCCAAACCCAAACCAAAAAGAGAGCACGTTCGCTTAAACGCCTGAGCAAACGAATTGGTCGCGGCATCCCCGAAGTCCACGCCCTCCTCTTCCTCGCTCCCGAAGTTGACGCGTGTAGTGCCGAGGATCGTTATGGGGAGAGCGGTCACGAGTTTACCGCCCACGTCGCGCATGACAGGCTCCCCCATGCTCCATCCTGGGCCGACAAGGCGGTTGAGGCGGCGTGCGTAGTGGTGCCAGGAAACAAAGGAGATAGTCCCTCCCTTCTTCTTCTGCTGGACTAATGCGGGTGGGAAGGGCTCCGCCAGCGCCTTTTCCAGCTCCTCGCACCATTGCGTGTACTCTGCCATCTGGCGTCTCTTGGTTCAGCGTGGAAACAATTTCCATAGAGGGGGAGCGTACCCACGTGACAGGAGAGAGACTGGCGAGCGGCCGGCAGGCCGTTCCTCGCGCGCTGCCATCTCCTTCTTCCCGGCGAGTCGGGCGCTGCAACCGAGGGGCAGCTACCGGGAGGCTACGCGCCACGTGGGTACGCTGTTACTCGGTCTTCACCGTCACTTTCAGGGCGGCAGAGATCTCGGCAAGCTTCACCTTTAACGCCTTCTCCAGCCCGTCAACGATAGTGGAATTCGCAGACGACAACGCTTGCTTCATGGCCCGCTCTACCTCGTAATGCAGGTGCTGGTTCACCATGTGCATGACGCGCGTTTGCGTGCCCTTCCACGAGTAGGCGTCGGAACCCTTGGGTTTCCCCTCGTGGTTCACTGTCTCGGTGAGGTAGGCTTCCGCGCGCTGCACCAGATACTCCCTAAAGGTGAGCGAACCGCCCTTGGCCTCTCCCCACTCGTTCGTCTTCTGGAGGGTGATAGACTCCACGCCACCTTCCACAAGCGGGCGGATGGCGGTGTCCATCCGCTCCCGCGCCACCGCTTCCACCGTTTTGCGAACGAGGTATCGGATGTCCGATTGGTATTCGTTTAGCATGGCTTCCGCCACCTGTCCGGCCGCGCGCTCTATAACGAGGTCTCTAATCTCGTCGCTCGAAACGCTAAGGCCGATCATCTCCGCTGGCTTGCTCATCCCTGCTCCACTTCGTCGCTGGTGTACGTGCCCGTGGGGGGAAGTATCCCGGCAAGCGCAGCCGCCACCCCGTCGCTGTCCAGCCACCGCAAAATTAGCACGGCCTGCGATTCAGTTAACGGGAGCCCGACGCGCCGGCCGTTGATCTCAAGCTGCGTCTTGTCGCTCATGCTTCCTCGTTCGTGTAGAAGTCTGCACCGCTGGTGTGGGGCTTACCTGCTTCCACGTCCTCCTCAGTACGTTCGTCGTGGTCCATGCACGTGCAGTCGTCCATCCACTCGCCGCATCCGGAGCACAGTTCATCATTGGCGCACGTGCACTCGAACCACGCGTTCCCACAGTGGTTGCAGTTGGCGCTCACGCTCTTCTCTCCCTCTGACGGTGGGTAGATGTGCAGGGCCTGTAGTCTGTGAAGCGAGAGTTGATCGGGAGTCATGGGAACGCGTCGGCCATGGAAATCCCATCACCCATCCTGCCTCCACCAATGACGAACGAAGGTGCCCAGCCGTGTTCCACGAACGCCATGGCGGCGCGCTGCGTATAGCCTTCGCCAGTCAGCCACATAGTGAGTTCACCGGGAGACGCGAACACGGGCGATACGGGCGAGCCTTCGGAAACAGTTTCCCATACCTGCCAACCCTCGCCCGCCGGAGGCTCAGTTGCCTCCCATGCTTCGTACGCATCACGCACTGCGGGGTCCATCCCCTCGCCTTCGCAGACTGAGCAGGTTTTCCACTCGGAGGGAAGTCCTGCCAGTTCGCCCAACTTCTTAACCGCCGCCCACGCGTCAGTGCTGTCGTGGCCGAAGAGCCCGACGGCACGCCCGGCCAGATAGGAAGTGATCTTAGCGTACTCTGGTGTTCTTAACGCAGAGGTGTCCCACATCAAACTGTTCACGTGCGCCGCGACCAGTTCATACGCGGGAGAGTAACCGCCACGACATCCGGCAGGGCACTCGCGGTAATGCGGGTTGATGAAGCCTCCCCACACCTTGTTGAGCGGCCACGAGAAGTCCAGCGGCACCCTCTTGATTTCGCGTCCCATCTCTCACCTCAACAGAGAAAGCGGTGCGCAGTTGAGCGCCTTTGCAAAGCGCTGGAGGCTCTTCAAGGTCACGTTGTCCAACCCGTTCTCCATCATGCTTACGCGGGCGCCGGAGACGGGAGGGTCCATCCGCTTGCCCAGTTCCCTAACGGAGAGCCCAAGGGCCTCCCTGCGCGCTCTGGCATTGGCTGCGAATCGCTCGTTCAGTTCCATGCCTGTAAATATACACGTGAACACCACGGGCGCAAGAGCGGCGTTATACGGCCAGTGGCGTGAAGACTTCCACCAGACGGCAGTTGTGGCGGCGATGCTTGCTGCTTTCCCATTCCTCTACTGTCTCGTACATGTAGATGTCCATCGCCTCGTTGTGGACTAGCGCCTGAGCGATGCCGGTTCGAGCCGCCTTGGCCTTGGCCCAACGCGACACGAACTCTCTCGTTCTGTGATCCATTTCGTCTCTCATCCGTAACAGGTGATTCCTGCTTGCTCGCGCGTATGCTGCTTGGCTAGTTCCGGCGTGCTCCCGATCCGTGCCCAAAACGTATCGCAGCCTTCGTTGTGCACCCGCTGGTGGCATCCGGGGGCGCCGTGCATCCGCGTCAAGTCGCAAAGTGGCATCGAGTCGCGATCTTCCCCGCCGTTCTTCTGCGACGGATCGTGGTGCGGAACGCTGGCCCCTTCTCTCCCGCATGCGTAACACGGCAGTTGATAGCAGGCCTCCGCTTGAACATCGAAGTTCTTGGCCCTCGTCTCCGCCGCCCGCTTCTTGTTGACCTTGGGCAGCGTGGCGTACGTCCTGAGCGTCGATCCGGGGGCGGTCCGTCCCTTTGCCCTGTCTCGCTTGCCGCGTGGCTTCTGGAGTGCTCCTGGGGCTTCTTCCAGTGCGTTCCAGTCGATAGAGCCAGAGGGCGGATCGGTCACGGACGGTATCCCAGCATGCGAGCGTAGGAGTCGCGGAAGTTGTCACGCTCCCGGCGTGCGCTCTCCAGTTCATCCAGAAGCGACCGGACGACGTCTGCGCGCATGGTCAGTTCGCCCGTGTACACGTCTACCGACTGCTGGCACCTCTCTCTGAGAGCCGCGATGCGTCCTGCATCCCATGCGGGCGGCTGGTTGGCGTCTGTGCTCATGCGTCTGCACTGACTTCTGCGGGGCCCGGCGTTACGGTGATCGTAAATGGGACGTAGCACGCTTCCGAACTGCTCATGTCCACCGTGAATGTTCCGGTGGCGGCGTCTCGGAAGTATTCGCCTACGTTACGGTTGTCGACGTCCAACGCACCCTCGATCAGCGCCAGCAGGCGGTCGTGGGCCTCTCGCACGATGCGCTCGTCTCGCTTGCTCATCCCTCGTTCTCCTTGCCGATGGGTAGTGGGCCGGGGTCCAGACGCTCCCGTACCTTGTAGGCGCCTTCCTCCATGCGGTCTCGTATCAGGTGGCGTGCTCCGTCCAGCACACGGCGTGAGAGACGCGGGGAGTTGCGGAGTAGTTCTAGGATCACCTGCTCCGCCGTCTTGTCGGGGAGCCGCAGGAGCAAGTCCGGGCTGTCTGGCGTGCTGCCGAAAGCCAGCGTGGCGCCCGTTGGATCTTCTTCGGTGCCGTCTGCGGTGTGGTCGTCCTCCACGTAGACCGGTGCGTTGGGCGCCACCAGCAGTGCGGCGTAGTAGATGGTGACGGCGTTCACGGTACCCCCTTGATTGATGGCGACTGCGCGTTGAGGATTTTACAGCACCGCAGGCAAGCGAACGGGGAGAAAGCGAACATTCGGCGCCCCTCTTCCACCATGGCACCGCACAGGCTCTTGCCTGTGCCAAACGGCACGGCGTGCTGCTTGGGCGGCTTCGGACTGCGCACCGTGGCACCCTGTGACGTACCGACACGGAGAACGGTCCCCTTCACGGTGCACCCTCCCTCTCATGCTCCTCGTCAACCCACGAGCCAGCGTTTAGCACGGCAGCAAGGCGAACCGCAAGCGCCTCGTTCTCTTGGGCCGTGCCCCTTCGGCACTGGACGCCGGGAAAGACGCGCTGTTCACCGTACACGGCCCAGACCTTGGTGCGGCCGCTCGTGGTCGTGGAGCGCTTTACCTTGAACCTTGGCGTGCTCATGCGTTCTCCTGAAACTCACGGGTGGTTGCGTCGAACAGTCGGTCCCTCACCACGTCTCGCACCCATTCGGCGGGCGTGAGCCCCACGCGCTCGGCTTCTCTCTCTATCTGTGCGTGCTCTCCATCGTGCAGAGAAATTTTCATCCTGCGGGAAAAGCGCTTGCCTTCCTTCGGCTTGAAGGAGGTCTTCGTGGCGTGGCGTGGACTCATCCGGGGAACTCCTGACCGCCCGTGCGCTCGTTGCAGTGCGTTTCTAGCGTGGAAACCAGACCCGCTTCTAGGCAGCGAATGAGGTGCAGCGCTGCTGTCTCCTCGTCAAACGGCTCTACCTCATCGACCTGCGCCTGTCGCAGGTGATCCTCTCGGATCTCATCGAACGTCATCCCGTTGGGCGCGTGGCGAACGCTCATCACGGAATGCGCGATGTAGGCCCAATCCTCGTTGCGCTCCGGCTTCGCCAGCGACGGCGTTCGGATGAACGTCACGCTCTCAACAGACACGGTTCCGCCTCTCTCGGAGAATGCCTTGGTTCCTCTGCCACCTTAAGGTATGCTCCCGTAGTCACCCGCGCAACTGCGTCTTTTTAACACGCCTGCATCTTCCCCCGGTCCGTCCGTTGCGATACCATTTACGCCATGAACGAGACTCGCCCGGTGAACCCACGCCGCTGCTCCTATACCCGCCAGAAGAGGCAGGCACGTGCTGCCATGGCTAGGCGGTGGGAACTGGCGTCTCGCAACGTCGAACGAGAAGCAGGGCGTTGGCTGCTGGGGACGGATCTCGCATGGAGGCGGTGGGAGGCCGACGATGGGTTGTGGCCGCGCGAGATCAACTCCAGAGACACAGCCCCGGAACCACAGCACAGGTCGTAGAATTCCTGTTCCGGATGCAGGTACATGTGCCTGACGATCTCCGGTGCCTGTCGCCGCTTTCCACCCTGGTATGATACAGGAGGTAGTAGGTGCACCCGGCGCGGACGCATCTGGCTGGAAACTGTTTCCATGGCCCTAGTTCACCTCAACCACTTCGCTAACCACCTTCACTAGGCGGAACGTTCCCGGCGGCCAGCGGCTGCGGTTTTCCTTGAACGCCCGGCGAGCGGATGCCTCGTCGGTAAAGCCGTCGCCGCCCGTAAGCGCGGTCCAGTATCCGTTCCTGCCGATGGCATGCTCGGCGTCTATCCACCCCTCCAATCTCCACGTCGCTTCTTCGCTCATCCCTCGGTCCTTTCCTTGGCGCATCCTGCGAAGAGAGTAAGCACCCTGTCCGCTACCCACGACGTGAAGTCACCAGCGCCGGTGTAACGCTCTTTCTCGCGCCACATGGAATCAGGCTGTGGCTCCCACTCCCAACGCACGTAGCCGCTTTCCGGGGACGATACGAAACTGACGTGACGGGGAGACGGGGTGCGGCGCTCTATGCGCTTCCACGGTTCGGAGCGATCGATGCGTTGCCATGGGATGCTCATTCGCGTTCCTCGCGAGCCGGGCCGGAGTGCGTCACCTTCGCGCCGAAGGGACCGAACAGTTCCGGATGCTTAGCCATGATACCGTCCAGCGTGCGTGCGTTCATGACTACGCGATGTTCCTTGGGGCGCTTGGGCGGCTGCTCCCTGTGTCTCAACCCATTTACCATCCATCCACCTATCCCACTCCATCGCCTGAGACGTGGCGGTGTAGTCAAAAACCAGATCGTCCGGCATGGCCTCGCTTACCTGAATAACCAGCGGCGGAGGGAGGCGCTGTATCTGCTCCACCATCTTCCGAAGTTCCGCCATGAAGTCGCTCATTCGATCTCCACTGCTACGATGCACCGCGCGACCTGCACGCCGTACCTGCGCCGGTCGTTGTGGTAGATATTGAACCCGCCTCCGTAGGCACCGTTATACGAGGCGATGGCGTCCTTCCGGCGCTTGTCCACGGTGCAGGGGAGCGGCCAGCCTCCAGCGTTCACCACGCACCACATACGTACCGTTCTGGCGGTCACGATCTCACCTCGCCTTCAAGCACTTCTAGGGGGTTGTCAGAGAGCAGGGAGGATGCCTTGACGCCCAAGTTAAGCGCTGTACGTTCCAGCGTCGTCAGGGTGGCGTTCCTCTTGCCCGTGCGCCAGAGGGAGGCGAGCTGCGGAGACACCCCGCTCTCCTTGGCGAACGACTCCGCGTCCAGCTTCCGCGATTCGCGGATCAGATCCAGGTTGCGCACTAGGCGCTGCCCCAGTGTCTCGGTAGTTTTCATGGCCTGAATCATACAATCGTCGCAGCCGATGCACAAGAGTGTTGACAAGACCGACGAGAGGCGCTAGACTGGTATTCAGCAAGCGGGGCAGGGTGGGGCTGTCGACAGCCCAATGGCGTGAATCCCTTCGCCTATCCACGTGGACTTTGAATCGGGTGCCACGGTACCGCCAGATTAAGTTGCACGGTCCGGCCGCCAAGAGGGGCCGCCCTGTCCCGCGTCTTTGTTGGTGGAGGGGAGAGTAGTACCGAAGCGCACGCGCTAGGTGAGACGTGGCAGGTCCGGCCCGAGAGGGTGACAATGCGGCCTCCGTCGCGCCGCTCTGCTGGAAAGCCGCCGTTTTGTTCGGTGGGCCGAGAGCGCCAGATTCCCGCGTGTGATGGAGCCGGGTAAATCGGGCATGGCGTACGTTGATCCGGCCTCTTCGTGCCGGGGAGTAGAAGCGTGTTCGGGGCCGGCGAAAGTGCAGCTAGGGACATGCGCAAGCACCATGCGGCGGATTTGCTGCGTCGCACCCCCTTCACCTGAGCGGAGAACGACGATGGGCGACGTGCGGCAGGACATAACGGAGGAACAGGCCGAGTGGCGCATACGCAACGACGAGCCTACCTTCGCTGAGGTCTACGGCAAGCGGGTGCGCATCGTGGAGATGGGACCGCCGCCCAAGCGGACCGGCGAAATGCGACTCGTAACGGCGTGGCACGGCGGCAAGTTCCACACTCCGCGATTCTTCGCCCACAACTTTGGCAAAGAGGACGCACGGATAGGTTAGCATCGGTTGCCCACGGGCCGTTAGGCGCAGGCGCCATCGTGGGACAAATGATTTGCGGTGCAGAACGCCGGCAACACAGGGCTCAGTGCAGGATGGAGCGCCAGTCCTGCCTGCACGCAACCTTTGGGGTGGGGCTTCACCTGAGCGAAGGCGACCGTGCGGTGTTTAGTCAAGTACATAATTCCGAAAGGATTCAGGGTCCGGTGGGAATCAGCCGTGCGACCGTGGGATTAGAAGACCACAGCAAAGGGCAAGTGACCGCAGGCCGGGAGGCGACAGGAGCGCGCGACCGCTCCACCCGGCACCACATGGAGGGCGTGGGCAAACTGGTAAAGCCGACGCGCAGAGCGGATGATTCTGGACGCGGAGCGCCGCTAGGCCAGCGGTAAGCACGATCCGGATGCGGGTTCGACCCCCGCCGCCCTCCCTTCACCCGGTGTTCCCGTACGTCGCCCGGTCAAGGCCGATCCTCGCACCTAAGCGGGGCGGAAATGCAAAGTGGACGGCTCGCGTGCGGGGCATCGGGGATCTCTTGGAAACAGTTTCCGGAGCAGACGGTACCAAGCGAGAGGGGCGCGGCGGCGTCCGGTACGAGAGAACATGGGAGCCTGCCGGCGGAAAAGCCTCGCAAGAGGCGCAACCCCATAGACTGAGGCTGGTAGCGGGGTGGGGAATCCCGTCTCTCGTTTGGTGTGTCGCTCATCTGTGGAAACAGTTTCCGGCGGGCGGTCTACCGGTACGGTGCCGGGAGCCGAAAGGCCACGGAGCGCAGCGCTGCGTTGATCACGCCTAACCCCGTAGGCCGTCCGCCACGTTCGCCCTGTAGCACAACGGTTGTGCGCCCGCCTTTGGAGCGGGAGGTTCTCGGTTCGAATCCGAGCAGGGCAGTTGGGTGTTGGCGGTAAATAGACCGCCTGTCGTTTGGAGCTACTGGGAACCGCGCGTTCTGTTCACGGCCCGGACGCTGGTAGCCTGCGGAGGAAGTCCGGATAACACGGCGAAGCGGATGCGCCAGCCGCCGGGAATCTCCAGAGTCGATACCAGACGGCACCGCCAGCACCCTTTGTCCGCCCGCTCTGTCGCGACAGTGCCTAGCATGCGGGGCTAGGCGAAACCTGATGGAGTGGGCCACGGTGAAATCGGCTGGAGTGCGGCGTAGGAGCCTTGCGCAAGCGCCGTCGCCAGCCTCCCAAAAGGGCGCCGTGGCTCACAGGTTTCCACCTCACCAAAACACTCAAGAAATCCCAATGAGCGACGGCCGGCTACACTCCTACCCGAAGGTCTGGAACCTGGGGCATCCTAACCTTGCCGAACTGTTTTCCGGAGAGGTGGTGGTGCAGGAGAAGGTGGATGGTTCGCAGTTCTCCTTCGGCGTGGTTGGCGGGGTCCTCCTGCTCCGGTCGAAGGGTGCCACGCTCTACCCGGAGACGAACGACAAACTGTTTCGGGGTGCGATTAACACCGCCGTGCGGCTCTTCAACGAAGGATTGCTGCCGGAGGGTCTGACGTACCGAGGCGAAGCGTTCATGAGCCACAAGCACAACGCGCTCGCATACGAACGGTGCCCAGCGGGGAACTTCGTGCTCTTCGACGTGGACGATGGCCTAGAGAGCCGATTCGACGCAGCGCGCCTGCGTGACGAGGCCGCGCGGCTGGGGCTGGAGGTGGTGCCTACGTACTTCGTGGGGGAGGTCGAGTCTCTGGAGGGCCTGCAACCCTTCCTCGCGACTCCTAGCGTGCTGGGCGGGCGCACAGAGGGCATGGTGGTGAAGAACTACGCCCGACGGGGTCGCGATGGCAAGATGCTGATGGGGAAGTTGGTGGCGGACGATTTCCGCGAGATCAACGGCAAGGAGTGGAAGAAGAGCAACCCCACCCGCGCCGACGTGATTGAAACGTTGATCGAACGTTTCCGCACCGAAGCGCGGTGGGCCAAGGCGGTGCAGCACCTTCGCGAGCGTGGGGAGATCACAGGCGATCTGCGCGACATCGGCAAGTTGATCCGCGAGGCTCCGCAGGACGTACGCGAGGAGTGCGAAGACGAGATCAAGCAGGCGCTCTTTGACGCGTTCTGGAAGGACATCTCCCGTGGCGTGACTCGCGGGCTTCCGGAATGGTACAAGGCGCAGGTTGCGGGTGAGCAGGTGTTCGCGGGCCCGGAGCCTTAATTACGGCGTCACCATGCGTGCCGACCGTCACGGAACCGTCTCGGTAGCGACCATGCTGCCGGGGCGGTTGCGTTTGCGCGCTAGACGCATCAGATTGCCGCCTGCGTACGTCGCCAGCAGGCCCACAAGCCACGAAGGGAGGACTGCACCATGCCAGGAGCCACGGCAGAGCAGCGCGAGCGTCTGAGGCGCGTTATCGAGAGCGAACCGTTCCTTACAATGCAGACAGGTCCGGGGACCGGGGGCGGTGGCGGCAAGGGCGATCCGGAAGAGCCACCTCCTCCCCCGCCCACGCCGCCCGAGGGTGGGAGCGACGGAGAAGGCTGACGCGTAGAGGGCCGGCGATCACTCGCCGGCCCTCTGGTCTTCCAGTAGGCCATCTTCCCTGCACCATCGGCAGGGCTTGCCGCTGTTGACGTTCGACAGCCTGCGCTTGTGCCGGAAGCGCTCGCACCATACCCACGGGTCCTGTTCCTCCCTGCGCAGGATCTTCCGAGCCATGGCCCGCTCCCAGCGGTAGGGGCTGTCCTGTAGGTCTCGGAGGGTCATCATGGCGTCACCCCTCCACGAAGCAGCCGCAGCCGCCAATATCGTATTCGTCCACGTCGCCGCAGGACACGCGGGAGCGGAGTACCGAGAGCGGCAGGGGCTTCGTGGTGCCGCCGCGCCTGTCGCGCAGGATAGCGACGTTGCCGATTTGGGCACGTAGCATGTTCTCGTTTCTCTCCCACTCCGCAAACACGTCCGGCAGAGTGCGCAGTAGATGGGCGAAGTGGCCCTGCCCCGCCTTTACGCAGCCGCCGCCGCAGTTGTTGTGCGCGAACCCGAGTTTGTAGAGGCGCGGAACCTCGATACCACAGGCGGCAAGGTCTTCCAGAATATCCTCTTTCATCCTGTACGGCGCATCGCACAGGGGGGCCTCACAACGCCATCCGGGGCGGTTCTTCCGCACGCCTTCAAGGCGGTGCTCTTCGGTCCAGTCGATGCCGTAGTAGAGCACCGTGTCTGCCGGATCGCAGTTGGCCTCCGCCCACGCGTTTGACACGTTTTGTTTAAGCTTTATCGAGCAGTGGGCCACTCTGGAGTTACCCAAAAACCCCTTTTTGCCGTGAGTACGAAACACCTCCCACGGCGTGCGGCCATCGGCCAGGATCAGTAATTCGGCCCCCACATCGCGCGCTGCTTCTCCCAAGAATCGGTACAGGTCTGCGTCCTCAATGAGGGTGTCGGTGAAGAGCAGCACCATATCCGCCGTCCCGAATCTCTCCGCAACGCGCTTGGCGGCGGCCCAAGACCCTACTCCGCCGGAGAACATGACAACGTGTCTCACAAGAGCACCGCCGTCCTCTCCGCGCGTGCTGCGCTCAGCACTTCCTCGCCCCACTCGCATACGTTGGTCTCTGAGCGCCGCTTTGCCACCGTCAGGGCACGTTCGGCCAGTTCCGCCGCTCTCGGGTAGTCTCGCATGATCGTGGCGGCCACAGACGCGTGCACGAGGTTCCTTGCCGCGTGTTCGTGGTGGGGGAGTCCAGCGAAGATGAAATCCAGGGCCACACCCGCGCTGCGGTACTTGTTGGGCGACGACATCAGGGCTGCCGCGTACATGGCGTTCGCGGCAGCGGCCATGTGGAACCTGGGGTGATCCATGCTGACCGGAACGACTCGCCATGCGTGGAAGGCGTGCGAGGCGCTGTCCCTGCACTGCGGATGGGCGTACATCGTCTCCTCTGCGAAGTCGGCAAGCAGGCCGGTGATCTGCGGGGCCTTCCTGTTCCGCTCGGAGTACAGTTGGAACGCCTTCGCTCCCCACTCCCTGCGTGCCTTGGGAATCCGCGCCTCCTTGCCTGTCACGTACAGATCGTGAAGGCTCGGCCCTATCCAGTGCGAGAGGCCATGCCCCACGGCCACGGCCATCGCTTCCTGAAAGCAGGACAATGCCTGCTTGGGCTCTGCCCTGGACAGGTACACGCGGCCCAAGCAGGCGAAGGCGTGATACGCCACTTCCGGCACCTTCTCGGCGTCCGCTTCCGACAGCGCGGCAGCAACGGCCATCTCGCATGCGGGCAGGTCTCCGTCTCGGCGTTCTTGCCGGGCGGATGCGAGGAGGATTTCTGCGTTGGAAATCATTTCCGATGAAAGCGAATGGATTCGCCTGCCACGTAGCGGTCCTGCACTGCGGAAACACCGAAGCCGGGAACGCCGAGAGTGGCGCAGCGCATGTTGCAGGCGGACGAGTGATTCATCTGCGTGCCGTTTGGGTTGGCCCAGCAGCCCGCACAGCAGTAGGCGAGCGCGGCGGCCTTCGGGCGGCCACAGCCGCAGGTGTCCGTGGCGACCTCGTTGCCTGCCGCGTCCAGCAGAGGCGGATACGGCTTGCTCACTTGGCCCTCCGTTGCTCTTCACGCTCGCGGAAGTCGGACAGCATGGATTCAAGCGCATCGTCCGTCTCCGCGCCGAACTCGGGAGCTCCGTAGGCGTATGGGTCTACGCTTGCTAGGTACTCCAGCGCTCGCAAAAGGCACGTCTCTTGGTGCGTGTTTAGCACGTACCCGGACGTGTGGCGGGGAGCGGTCATGGGGAAACCCTGCGCACGGGTGGGATCTCCGGACCTTGCCGCCATACCCATACGTTGACCCGCCCTGAAGACTCTAGCCTAACCTCTCCAAACATGCCGCCGTCGTTGCAAAGCACCGTCGCACGCTCGCCATTGCGGCGCTCTACCCGCTCTCCCGGCTGGAACGGTGCATCGTCGTTCGTGGTGCCCGGAGCGGCTTGCGTTTCGTTGCTCATAGGATTTCGTCCTCCCATCCACCAGCGTGTACGTCGTCGCTGCCACAGTAGGGGCAGAACTGCGGCCCATCGCCTTCGCGACCGTTTCGCAGCGATATTTCGTAGTTGTTGGCGCACTTTCCGCACGTGTACTCTTCGTCGTTGGGGATCATCTCGGCACGATCTCTCCTTTCCCGTCTCCGGGGTACCTGAAAGGTCCCTCTTTGATCTCGTGAAGCGGCACTAACTTGTGCTCCACGCCAAGAAAAGCGTGGTACGCCGGGTAGCGCTTGCCGAGCAGTTCGTGCAGCAAGCCGATGGCCTTGGCGAAGTCGCCATTTTCGTCCATCAGGGCGTCGATGCACCATTCGACCGTAGCGCGCTCGCGTTTGTTCAGCATCTGGAAATCATTTCCACGCTTACGCGCTAAGGATGTCGGACAGTTGTCGCGCGAACTCTCGATCCATCGCCGCTTGAGCGCGGTACGCCGACTTCGTCCACGCCTCCATTTCAGGGTCTTCCTCCCGCACGCCTACAAGGTCCACCTCGGCTGCATCAGCGTAGGCCAAAGCGCGGCGATACGCTCCATCCTGCGGAGACGGGCGCGCAGTTCCGCGTTCTCAAGCGCACGATCGGTCGGGCCTACGCAGGCGTCTGGCGAGCGCAGCGCTTCAGTCCTGTCCACGTAGCACCTCCGCAGGCTCTTTAGCCAGTAGTAAGCCGGGGTCAACTCCGATATTCTCTGACACCTGTCCGACGCGGTGTAGGGACGGTGCGTGCTTTCCGGTTCTCCAGAGAGAGAGCAGCCGGCGACTCACCCCCGACTCGCGGCAGAACGCTTCGGTGTCGAGCTGTCGGGCGTGGCGGATCAGATCCAGGTTGCGCGCGAAGCGCTGCGCTAGCGGCGTGGTCTTGTTCATGGAAGACACTATAACCGGTGACGCCATCCTGCGCAAGCCTGCTCCTAATGTTGCCGAGAGTGTTGACAGATGGGATGTGGTGTGATATTATACATCCACGGCAGGCGAGACGAACCCGAACCGAGAGCCCCGACGATGCGTTACGAAGAATACCGCGCGACCACCGAGAGCAGCGAAGCCAAGCAAGCGGAGGCGCGCGTCAGCGGGGTGCTTCGCGGCGGATATGTCGTCGCAGACTCATTCTACTACTGCGGCGGGCACGGCTTCGCCCATGTCCGCATGGCGGAGGTTTCGGAACTTCGCTACTGGCCGTATGAGGCGAACGGCTGATGCCCACGTTCAAGGAACAGATCCTCGCGGAGTTGAAGGCGGAGGGCATCTACAAGCGCGGCCAGACGTACGACGCCGTGCTGAACCCGCCGCCGGACGAAGAGGAAGGGGTGGACCTCTTCGACAATCCCGAAGAGGGCATCAACATTCGCCCTCTGGACGAAGTGCTCGCGGTGGCCCAGCGTGGCGATGTGGTTGACGTGTACGTCTTCGCGAAGCCCGAGGCCGAGGGCTGGGATGCATCGCTCGTGAACAACCTGCTTGTCACCCTTACCTAAAACGAGATCCGACGATGATGCGTACTGAGTACGGGGCCAAGAGTTACATCCAGAGCGACCCAGTTCACCAGACGCCAGAGAGCGATGACGATTGCTCCCTCTGCAACCGCCCGCCGGAATTGCTGGTCGGGTTACGTCGGATTGAGGCGAGCCGCAATGGCTTCCAGACTACGCTCCACATCTTCATCTGCGCCGCGTGCCGTAGGGATCTGGTTCATCATCTGGAAACGGATTCGTAAACGTGCGCGTATCGCTACCCTTACCTGAGAACCGAAGATGAATGAGCGCGCGGAGTGGCTAGCGTCGCTGAAAGCAGGAGACGAGGTGGTTCGGACCAGCGCGCTTGGTGGTGGCGGAGAGAGCGGAGCGCAGGTGCGCAAAGTGAAGCGTGCAACCTCCACGCTGGTCATCGTCGGGGATGGGGACCAAGAAGAGCGCTACCGGCTCGCCGATGGCCGTCTCTCTGGTCAGACCGGATACTACTACACAACCATCGTGGAGCCTACCCCGAGCGGCTGGACGCCATCCGGCGCTCTCGTCTGGCGGGCCGTCTTGAAAGGGTTAAGTGGGCGGATCTCCCGCTTGAAACACTCCGCGCGATTGCTGCGCTTGTCCCTACTACCTGAGAAACCCGAAGATGCCCAAGAACGAGTTCAGCGCCACTGAGCGCTTCGTGGACGTGCTGGAAACGGCGTGCGGTGCCAAGTTCAACGACGAACTGCGCGTGCGTTTGGAAGACGCCTTCAACGATGCAGTAGACGCCAGAGTAGAGAAGGCGCTTGCCGAAGCCAACCAAAACAGGGGAGTACTGAGCCATGATGATTAATACAACCAAACGCCACACGCCCGGACCGTGGACGCCGCGAGCGGACCGCACGGTGGTGGCGGACGGCGTGCCCATCCTTCGCTTCTACGCGAACCGCAATGAGCACGCGAACGCTCGCCTCGTCTCCATGGCGCCAGAGCTTTTGGACGTGTGCGCAGAGGCCGCCAACCTGCTAGCCGACTACCTGAACGATCCTGCGGCTTTCACGCGGGAGACCGTAACGGAGACGGCGCTGGAGTTGGACCGCGTCCTATCGCTGGCGTACGGCTACGTGCACCGGGACAACTACACCGTTGGGGTTGCCGTGGAGCAGGACCACGAGCACCCGGTGATCTGGCGCGCCACCAGCGTAACCGGCCCCGGTTTCGCTCAAGGGTACACTCTGTGGCACACTGACGCTGAGCATGCGGCGGAAGCGGTGGAGCGGTGCATTCGTGCGGTATTCCCCGAGCACGCCTTCGACTTCACACGCACCGGTCTGCCGGTCACGCTTACCTGAGAGGCAACACGATGACGCGCGACATGTGGTTCAAGCGCTTCCGCGAGATCATGCGAAAGATGCCGGAGAGTGTGGAACTAGTAGTGCGCGGCGGCGGCAACGTGGATATGTACAAAGCCGGTAGCCTCCGCGCACACTTGGACCGGGATACCGGGTTCGGCATGGAAGAGGGCGGAATCGACTCCCTGCGTCACGCGCGTCTGTACGCCTATCCAGAGGGCGACTGATGGCCGGCTGCACTCCAGACCACCACGTAGGCCCCTTCAAGTCCTGTCCCTCATGGGATGGATGGATAGGATACGATTGGGTAACGTGCAAAGCATGCAAGTCCAGCGTGACTACGCTGACTGCTGCAATGGCACCGGAGATTCCCCGCTGCCGAGGTTGACGGCAGGCGGGGTTCACCATCCACGTACGAGAGGAGTAGGGAGATGAACGAACGAGTGCGCGCGCACCTCGCGGCACTACAAGAGGCGCGGGCCAGTCGGCGCCCCCAAGACCCCTTCAGCGGCGTTCTGGAAGCGGTGGAGGCCATCTGCGGTGCCGCAACGGCGCTGGAGTCCTGCGGTGGCGGGTGGGGCGCTGAATCCCTAGCTGGGCTGCGGCGCGCGGCCGACTTGCTGCTTGAGACCGACTTGGCGCGCGTCGAGGCGGATACAAGAAACCGCGCCATCGTTCTGGCCCCGCTGGCTGCTGCTGGGAACCGACCGCTAGCGCTTGCTCGGCTGGTTTGCCGTGGCATCGGGCTGGAATTGAGGGACAGTAGCCCTGACGTGGCGGACAGGTACGCGACGGCGGCCGGGGCTGTCGCCGTCGCGATGTCTCACCCCTCGGCGGTGGTGCCCTCGTGAGCGCCCCCATCACCACCTGCCCCACCTGCGGAACCCAGCGCCTCAACGGCCTCGTGGTGGAGAGCGGGACAGGGGAGCGCGTCACGCGCGAGGCGCAGGAGGCGAGCGGCGGGGTGACGGCGGACGAGATCGCCAGCGGGGCCCTCGCGTGGCTGGAGAGCGTCGTGTCGCAGTTGCGCGACAGGGCCAGCACCGCCGGTGCCTTCAAGACGCCCGCCGGGATGAAGCATGCGGCGGCGCTGCGTGCTGAGCTTGACCTCGGCTACGCCTGCCTCGCCGCCCTGCGTGCTGGCGCTCCCGCCGCCCCCGTGGTGGACGGCCTGCGCCAGCCAGCGACGGACGCCGCCGTGCCTCCCACGTTGCCAGTCGAGATCAAAGATGTAGACGACTACGTCCTGTGGGTGGGCGACGGGTGGCGGGGGTACCTGCGACTGGACGTGAAGCACCGCCACTGCAGCATGGTGGACCTGGACGAGTGCGGCGCCCGCCGGCTACGCGACGCGATCGACACGTGGCTGGTTGACGAACCTATCGCCGCCCCTGACGCGGGCGGTGCGCAGTGAGCGGCCCTACCTGACCCCGTTCTCGCGCTGGCTGCGCATCTCTTCACGCTTCTTCAGCATGTCGATATCTGCGGCCTGATGTGCGGCTGTTTGCAGGTATTGTGACATCATGCCCTCGATGCGCGCCAATGGGGTAGTGACCTGTTCAGTCATGCGCGCTGACATAGCCTCGTGTGCAGCCTCGGTGCGCGTGACCCTGTCGCGGGTTTCGTCAAGGTCTGCGCGGGCCATGAGGAATTGCCGGGAAAGCGATTCGACTTCCTTTGCGGCGACGTCCTGACGTTCGCGCAGGCTCTTGCCCAGCCCGTCCAAGGAGGGCTCCTTGACATAGCCCGCCTTCATCAGGCGGGCTTCCAGCAGGGTCCACGCTACGCCGAGGGCGATAGCCACCGTGGCCCATGGAATTTCCGCAAGGTCGATGACCGTGGAAGACGGGGCAAGAAGCAGGGTGGGCATGAAGTGACTTGGTCCATGATGGGATGTGTACCTGCGCGAGGGTTTTCCTAGCCTGCGACGGCGTCCTTATAGAGAGCCGCTTTCACTTGTTCCATGGACGCGATCTGTACGTCAACGTCCCTGCTCTGCGCCGTCAGGGATTCACGCTGCTTGTACAACTCGGCCAGCGCGGCGCTTGCCCCGCCGAGCGTGATCTCCATCAGCGGCCACCCACCGCCCGCCCCCGCCACCTCGCTTTCCACCACCTGCCAGAGCCACCAGCGGCCCGTTTCCTCGTCCTTGCGCGGCTCTTTCCGTTCGTTGTGCATCTGTTGTCTCCGCTTGGGGTTCAGGATTGCTCTACGGTTCGGCCGCCGCAGTTCCACGTGATCGTGGCGCCCGAGACGCCCGTCACCTGAACGTTGACGGTGTCCGGATTCGAGCCGACCGCGAGAACGCTGCATCCGTTGATGGAGCCCTCTCCAGCGCCGGACGATCCCTGCAACACGGCGGGGACGTTGACATTTCCTCCCACCGCGCGGCGGGCGCCACCCTCGAAGGACAGCACCGCGATTTCGTCAGTCGCCGCGCACCAGCCAATCAGTACACCCGTGAACTGCAACCGCACCCCCTCCGCGACGGTGAAACTCGCGATGGTCGTGGGTGTCGCGTTGGTCGTATCCACGCTAGCCACGGCTCCGAACTGGCCGTAAGTCGGTAGTGCCATGCGTTCTCTCCGTCAGGCCGCGAGGATGGTTGTTGCGCCGGCGCTGTTCTTGGTCTTCAACACCCCGCCGATCGATGCCAGCCACACCTTACCAGCGGCCGGGTTGCCGGCGGGGAACGCGGTGATATTCGGGATCTCCAGCGGCCCGTTACCGCGCACCCGCAGCCTTTCCAGCGGGCCCGCGCCGGCAACCGCCTGCGCTTCAAGCACGAGGTCGCCCACGTTGGACGCGAGTTGCACGGCGTAGATGCGCGCGATGTTCTGCACCCCTGCGGTGCCCGCGTGGAAGTTGAGGCTTGAGCCAGAGCCCGCCGTGTTGCTGTTGTTCGCCAGCCGGAGCGCTTCCACCATGACTCCAGCGCTGGTGTTCAGCGCATGCACGGTGGCGCTGGGAACCACGCCCGTGCCGAGGTTCACGCCCAGGGCGGTCCCGAACGCCGCCTTGCCCGCGTCCGCTCCGGCAAACAGGGTGAGCGCCCGTGTAGAGGTGCCCCCCGCGCTGGCCGTGGAGAAGTAGTAGGGCAGGCGGTTCCCGTCCCGGTCGCTGAACGCGTCGATACCGATATTGCGCAAGCCGGAGGCGGCGTTGAAGTTGCCCACCATGGAAAACGCCGAAGCGGCTCCGTCGAACATGGTGATACCCGCAAACCCGCCCGCACCGCCAACGGTGTTCTGCGGCCTGAGCGTCAGCGTAATGTTGGCGTTCGTCCCGCTGCGCAGCCGGAGCATTCCCGCGCCCTGCCGGTTCACCAGCACGTCGGCGGCCGAAGAGCCGTTGCCCCACTCGTCGGTTCCGTCGTCCAGCATGCGCCGGCGTGGTGCGCTATCGCCCGTGCGGCGCATCTGGAAAGCCACGGCTCCCGCCGCGCGTTCGACCGTCTGCGTGTCCGTGAACACGTTCGCCGCGTCAACGTAGGCCGTGCTGGCGTGCTGCTGAGCCTTCGCGAGAGCCGCCACCCATGCCGGCATACCTCCCGTGCCAGAGTGGGTCAGCACGGACGCTACTGCCGGCGCGGTCAGTGCGGCGTACAGGTCCAGCGCCGAGCCGTATAGCAGAGCGCCGGCAGGGAAAGTGGTGAGGTGCGTGCCACCGTTCGCTACGGGCAGGTTGCCGGTCACGGAGGACACAGAAATGGGATCGTCGCCCACTACGTGCGTTGCCCCGTGGGTGGACGGCGCTCCACCCGACGAGCCCGCTGCGGCTCCCATCAGAAAGCCAGAGCCGGGCGTAGGCACAACCCGCATGCTCGCATCCAGCGTAACCGTCGCCCCATCCGGAACGATGGTAGAGCCCTGCACGATGGGCATTACAGTTCCTCCCCCAAAACGATCTCCGCCGAATAGGACCTTGGGCCTTCCACCGCCCCGGCGTAGTAGCTCAGGCCAACTTTTACACGGCTTCCATCCGGCGCGTGGTAGCTACCGATATCGTCCGTGGCGCCGGGTGACAGGTTGACCGTCAGGTCCGCTACGCCGTCCATGTAGTAGACCGCACGAACGTCCAGCGTATCGCTGGTGTTGGTCCAATCCGCCTCAAGTGTCGGCTCGTCTGGCAAAAAGTCGGGGCCTGGACGCAGAAAGGGCGTGCCGGGTGACAGCGTGATACCCCCCCCACCTCCCCCCTCACCCGGCACGCCCGTAATCACGATGCTGTCCCTCGCTTCCACGTAGGTGCCCCTGTCGCTGAACCCCTGCACCAGCACGTGGTGGGTGCCGTTTCCGACCGACCACGAGGCCGTTCTTACAGTCCTGAGATATTCACCCTGATAATATAATGCATCTACGTCCGGAGCGCCCCCTATTTTGTCGTAAACCCTCCATCGCACCGTGTCCGCGCCGGGGATGATGGTCGCGTTCAGCACGCCAAGCGGCGAGTGCGTGAGGTTGAGATTGAAGATGGCGGGGCGCCTGCCGATCCCTCGCACCTCTACGCCGAGGTTTCTGTAGCCCGCATAGGCGCCCTTCGGCTTGCCGCCGCACTTCCACCGCGTGCGCCCAACTCCAGCGCTCGGGAACGTGTGCGTGAGCAGGAGCACAGCCGAATCCTGGTCTTCATCGAAGAGGAGGGCGTTCGCCTTCCATCTCACCAGATCCCCCACTTTCGCGAAGGGGCAATACTTGGTCTCGGGCTCCATCGGGAGAGGTGGGTTGGATACGTCGGGGTAGATGCCGCCAACCATAGCGTCAAGCTGAGCCTGCGTGTTGACGCCCTTCGCCGCCTCTTCGCTGAAGATCAACGGCCGCTCTCCATACAGCAGAATGAGCGGGTCCGTGGCTACGTCTTCCTCTGCCGGCAACTGTGAGGTGAGGATCTTTCCGGTCTCATCTTCGGCGTGCCCTATAACGAGCGTACGCAGGTTGCGGTTATCGGTGCGCAGGGTGTGCACGTCAAGGTACGTCTCGGGCGAGATGGAATAGTCGGGCTCCGTCTTCTCCCGGTCCGGCTCGATAACGGCTACCTGCCACTCTTCGTCCACCGGGTTCCACTCCTGCCGGATGGACTTTCCACCCCACTGCTGGGCAAGGTTCTCGATGGCTTCCAGCGCGGAGATGTCGCGGACCGGGTATTTGCGCACCGCGAACCCTGCCCCTACCGTAAGATCGTACACTGTGTACTGGCCGTCCCCCATGCGGTCGTCAAGAATGGCCTGCATCGCAACCAGCGCGTCGGGAGGGGTGTCTTCGTCGCCGTACTCCGTTTCGTTGCGAATGATCGCGTCCGACAGCGGCCCGAGGTAGTCTCTGGCGCTCAACTGCACGTCGCCGGACTTGCCCGGCCACTCAGGATCATCAGCGACCCCGGCGAACTTCCATTCCCAGTCCCCGCTTTCCGGTTCCACGCCCGGCGGCAGGATGCAGGTGTAGATCTCGAATTCGCGACCGAAGTCCAGTGCCGGCGCGTATGTCTCCCCGTCTTGGTTCAAGGCGCTACCAGTCATCAGGGGTGCAAGCGAGAGCGCCCCCACCTGCCGATGCAACGACACTCGCGCGGTCCCGATGGTCTGATCCACTCCGGATGCGGAGACGGTGGCGTCTTTGATCCAGTTGTGGCCGAAGAAATCACGCAGGGATTGCATGACCCCCGTGCCCTCGGAAATGATTTCCACGCGCACGTCCACGTGCGTCACGTACTCCCCTGATTCCCACAGGTTGAGCGTCTGGAAGGGCTCAGACGCCCCCCATGCGCTCCATAGCCCATCTCCGTCCTGATGCCGCGCCTCGGCAATCAGGTCCGCATCGTCAACGGGCTGTCCCTGCGGACCGGTGGGACCTTCGGGTAACCCCGTGGCGATGATCGAGGCAGACCCCAAGGGCAGCGATACAGGGCCGTATTCGATGCCTGACGTCGATACGCGCCTGACGCGTACCTGCGTGGCCGCGTGAACCGCAGAGCCGCCAGAGGCCGCCACAAACGCTCCTGCGCCTATTCGAGAGGTCGTGCGCCGGATCTCCGAGACGGTTACCAACGGGGAGGGCGGAAGGAACCCCCAATCCAGGGGGGCCGTGTCTCCGGCCGTGCCCACGCCCACGCGGTCGTATTCTACCCAGTGATACGGGTTGGCAAACGGATTGTCGGCGCTGTATGGGGTCGCGCCGTTGAAGCCCACGCCTGCATACCCTGCGGCCAGCGGGGCGCCGTCCGTGGCGTCGTAAGTGGCGGCGGTGCTCTCCCCGTAATCCGCCTCTCCATCATCCCACGTCCAGAGCTTGAACTCCACCATCCCGCCGGCATCAACCGACAGTCGATAACCGTACGGCGTGTCCACGGAAAGCCCGCCGGCCCCCGAATCCAAGACCGTGTGCGCGAGGTTGCCGGTGTGGCGCCGCAGTTGCCGGGTGCCGAAGCCGTCGATCCCGCACTGGTAGCTACTGCCGTTCGCTGAATTTTGAGCACGGACGAGGCCGAACGTCTGACCATCGTACGCCCACACGTGGACCTTGATGCGCCCGGCTTCCTGCGTGGGTCCGCTGATGCTGCCAATACCCGTCCAGACGAGCGAATACTTAATTGCGTCGCTGCCACCGATGTAGTTGCGCGGCTCAAGCCGGAGCACTTGACCGGACAGGCCCCACGCGTCGGCGCGAACCGTTGCCTTGGCAAACGCGGCGTCCTGCGCCTCCGTCCAACCCACCGGTGCGGAGCCGGCCGTATCCGTGCCGAAGTCGGTCAGGTGGCGAGCCACTAGACCTCCCGAAGCAGCAGGTTGAGCGTGTCGTTGAATTCGCTCCAGTCGGCCACGTTTCCGGATACGTCAGGACCCACCTCGGCGCTCTCCGCCGTCACCTTGCAAAGAACCTCTTCCTCGCGAATCACGCAGACCACCGGGCCGTCCGCGATGGCTGATTCAAGGGTGGCAACATCCTCCGGCAGCATCGGCAGGCTTTCGCCTTCCCACGCGCGCGCTGTCGCAGAAGTCCCGTCCAGCAGCGTGTTGGCGAGAGAGCGCACCGCCTCCCCGATCACGCCGTCCATCCGCTTTTTGAAGCGGACCATGCGGACTTCCTGACCCGCAATTGTGAGCAGGATCACCGGGGCTCCGGGTAGGATGCGAGTTGCACGTTAAGCGCCGGGTTTCCTCGCGCGAGGTCGCGCAGCCCGTAATACCACTTCCTGTACATGTCCTGAAACGTGTTGTCCTCCGAGCCATTGAACACGATTGTAGGTGCGATGCTCACACTCTGCTGGACGGGCGCAACGGTTTGTGCGGCGCGGGACTGGCTCACCTCCGGCACGGTGCGAGGCGCAGAAGGAAGCGCGGCGAAGCGGTAAGGCTCGATCTTGAAGCCGTCGACCGCGTTGATGAGCGACTCCGTTAGTTTGTCGGCGGCCTCGGATGTCTTCTTCAACGCATCCTCGAAGGACATCCCCTGTAATTCCTTGCGCTTCTCCGCCATCTCCTTGGCGGCGTCCTTGAAGCCGTTGCCAAGGTCGATCATCGCCTGCCCTGCCTTCACCAACGGGTCTCCGGGAGAGCCGGGAAGCTTGTTGACCAGCCGCCCGATACCCCGAACCAGCGAGCCGATTGCTGTCGCGATTGCACCTGCTACCTTGGCGAGGATTTCACCCAGGTAGGACGCGACCACCGCGACAACCTTGAACACCGGGAACAGCAGCCGCAGCACGGGGATCATCAGCAGGGACAGAATCTCGCCCAGCATGCGCAGGGGTAGCGTGAGCGCGTCCAGTGCTGGTTGTAGCGCCTGAAAGAAACCCGTGGTGACTTCCATGACGGCGGCGAAGGGCACGGCCTTGGAAAGGGCCGTGGCGAGTCCGGCGCCACCCTTCACCGCCTCGGCCGCGTAGGACGATATGTTGGACGCGAACTGCCCGCCGGCAGAAGCCGCCTGCTCCACCGCCCGGACCAGCACCCGGCCAGCCTGCAACGCGCTCTCGCGAAGGGTGAGCAGGGCGGTGCTCACCAGCCCAAGGTTCTCCCCGAAGCCGTCTCCGAACATGCTGCCGCGCGCCGCGTTGCCCCCGCTGGGATTCAGCGCACGGTTGGCGTTGGGATTGAACATCCCCGTCATGTTGTTGACCGGCACCGCACCCATGTTCGGCGCCCTGCTGGCGAGGCCGTTCCACTGGGCCGCCATCTCCTGCAACTCGCGGTTCGCGATCTGTAGTTGCAGGTTCAGTCGCGCGAACGCCTGCACCGCTCCGTCCGGAGCCGCCGCGCCCATCTTGCCCAGCGCGGCGCCAGCCTGCGTGATCCTGTCCGTCAGGCTGTCAACGAGCGTAAGCTGCTGCTGGATGTTCTGCGGCAGGTCGTTCTTGAAGGTCGCCCCGGAGAACATGAAGAGCGCCTTCATATCCGCCGTGAGATCCTGTAGCGCACGCCGCTGGGCGGCCATCTTGTCCGCGCCTCCCGTCAGGTCCAGCACGGGCGTGCGAGGCTCCAGCGCCCGCGCCTGTCGAGCGTGGAGCTCGTTGGTGATCTCACCCAGTTCACGGGCGCGATCATTAATCATCCCTTCGACCGTCGCCAACTGCTGGCGCTTGGAATCGATCAGGGGATCTTCCAGCGGTACGTTGATCGTGGGAACGCCCAAGGCGCGGTCAAGGGCCGTAGCAGCGCGCGCGTACCGACGAAGCGGACCCGGCTTGGGGGCCTCCTGCGGCGCGCCCAGCAACTTCAGATCGTCCGCCAGCGCGTTGCGCGTGCGGATCAAAGCATCCGTCGCGCGCGACTTCGCCATCAGGCTGGACTGTAGTACCGCATCGTCCATGGACAGCAAAGACGAACGGAACTTCGACGCCGCCGCCTCGGCATCGGCCGCAGCCGCGAGCGCTTCCATCCCCACCATGACGAAGGATGCCGCGATGATGCCCAGTCCGATCACGATGGGTCCGCTCGCCAGCAGCAACGGCAGGAGTCCGATGGAGAGAGCCGTTGCCAGCGTGCTTACCGCCGAGATCACCCCACCGATAAACAGCACCAGCGGTCCGGCGGCGGCGGCCACGGCGGCGAAGGAGATGGCCGTACGCAGCGTGTACGGGTTCACCTCGCGCACCTGAGAGAGCAGGTTCGCCAGCCCATTCACCAGCGGGATGACGGCCGGCAGGAGTTGTTCCCCGATGGCGGCGCGCGTGCGAAAGAGCGCATCGTTCATGTTCTCGAACGCGTTCCCCACGCCACCCGTCACGGCCGGCAGTTTCAGCAGTTGCTCCGTCAGCCCCTCCACGAAGGCGGTGGCCGAAAGCCCGGACTTCTGCAACTTCTCCGTATCCGCCGTCCCGAACGCCGCCTGCATTGCCTTGCGGACCTGCGGCACCCGCTCGGAAAGCTGGTTGATCTCCTCCGCGCTGATCTTGCCCTTGCTGGCAATCTGCGTGAGCGCCAGCGTCACCCCGTCCAGGTCAGCCTTGCCCTTGCCCACGGTCGCCAGCGCGTTGCCGAAGGCCATCAGGGACCGCTCGGCACCCTTGGCGCTGAAGCCGGCCGCCTGTAGCGAGACGGAGCCGCGAATGGCCTCCTGAAAGCCAAGGCCGGGCAACTTCGCCACGTCCTGCAACCGGGCCAGTTGCCGCTCCGCCTCTTCCGCGCTCCCCGCTACGGCGATCAACCCGCGCTTCAGGCTGTCCATCTCGGCGGCGGCCTTGACTACCGATCCGGCCGCAAAGGCGATGGGGAGCGTGACGCCGAGGGTAAGCTTTAGCCCTGTCGCCATGAAGCGGTCCGCGATCTCCTTGGCGGCCTTTTGCGCGGGCGTGAAGCCTTCCGACAGCGCTTTCTGCGCCTCGTTCACCCGCACCACGAAGCGGCCAAAGGCCCCGCCTGCCTTGTCTACCTTGCTGGCGAGCGCGGTTACTTCGTCGCCGGCCTGCTTGCCTGCCCCCACGAAGCGCCCCAGCGCGTCTCTACCGCTGTTCGTGGACCGGGTGAGGGTGTCTACCGCTGTGGAGGCCGTACGCGCCGCAGGAGCGATGCGGGTAAGCGCGGGAGCCACCCGCTCCGCAGGCTGCGCCAACTGCCGGAAGCGCTCACTGGTGCGGCCTACCCCTTCGCCTACGTTGGCTATGGCGCGGGCGGCTGCGTTGGACGGCTGCACCACGCGCGAAAGCCCCGCCTCCGCCTTTGCGGTGGCAGAGGTGAGGTTGCTGGAGAACATGCCGGACAGGCGTTCCAGATGGCCCGCCAGTTCCAGCGTCCCGCGCTGCACGGCGGCGAAGGCGGCCAGCATGTCGCTGGGGTCCGCCTCCATCGTCGTAACCACTCGGGCAATCTGTACCATTCGTGTCTTGCCCGGAGCAGGTTTTTACAGGGTTGTGCCCACGAAAAGATGTGGGTACTTCTTGGACAGCAGGTAGTACTTGACGTACTCCTCTCGGGTTACCGTCTCCCACATCTCGGAGACGGTGCGGTTCAAGAAGCCGCTCAGGAGATAGTCGAACTCTTCTCCTCCGTGGAAGAGTTCTCTTTTCCCAGCGCTTCGGCCTCTTCGCCGATGTAGGAAAGGCGGTTGACCACGGCCAGAATCGCTAGGCTGTCGTTGACGTGCAGGCCCTCAATTGCGTCCCGGTCCTCCTGGGAGTTCACGTTCCAGATCAGTTTACCCGTGCTCGGGTCCTCCGTCGCGAGCGCGATTGCAATCGTGTTCTGCTTTTCCTTCGCGGCGTTCGCCATACGCTGCACGGGGCCTGACATCAGGCTTCGCACCTGCACGGACGCACCGGCCACGGGCAGGGTCACGAGTTCGCGCTTGATGGCCGACTGAGAGGCGGACTGGATCGAGTCTTTGAGGCTCACGAGTGGTGTGCTTGCGTTGTGGGGAGGGCGTTAGGATCAAGCGAGCGTGATCGTGGTGGGCGCGTCGTCAACGCCTTCCCAATCGAAGGTGCGCGGGATGATCTCTTCGTCTGCGTTCAGGCCGTAGGTCAGGCGGGTAATGTTTGCCTCGAACTGGTCAACTTTCAGGCCCGTGGTTGTGCCGAAGGGGCAGTATTGGAGGAATACCGAAGTACCGTTGCGCTTGGCGGTCTTCAGGATCTCTTGCCCCGTGGTGTCTCCATCATCGAACAGGCACTCTACCGAACCCGAGAGCGTGTTGTCGCCCGGCCGGATGGTCTGCCCGCCCAGGTACTTCGTCTTGGTGCGGTTCTCCTGTCCCTCGTCAATCGAGGCGTTGCGCACCTTGCCCACGACGGTGTAGGTGCCGGCAAGCGTGGTGGAGACGCGCACGCGGGCATTGGTGGGATCGTACGGAAACGGCATCGCGGTATCCTCGCTTCAGGTGTTGGTTTCAGGTGCCGCGCAGGTCCCGCACGCGCTCCACGATCTCTTCCTTGTTGGCGCCGATGGTGTCCACTCCGACCGCCGCCGCCCGCTCCGCCAGTTCCTTCATCGGCAGTTCTGCGGCCTCGCGCGCCAGTCGCCCGCGTTCGTTGTGCATGTTCGGTACGCGGATCACCTCGAACGTCGGCTCTTCGGCCGTCGCGTTACTCGGCTTCTGCTTGCTCGGCATCGGTCTCTCCCGCTGGGCGTGTGTCACCAAGGAAGCGCGGCCTCCACTCCTCTTCCTGAACCCGCTTCGGCGCGGCGCCTTCCTCCGTCAGCAGCCGCAGCGCAGCAGTCAGCAGATGGATGAGGGCCGCTCGCGTGGATTCGGTCATGCGGGGAAGGACGCGGCGACTTCGCCCTTCTCTTTGTCCCAAATCCTGAAAGGGAAAATCCTTACATCCACTCCATCAAAGTTGTCTGCCCATATACCCACTTCGCCTGTTTCGGAGTCGGCCCACCTCACGCGGCGTACCTCTTCCCCCGCCTCACTCAGAACGCGGTAGCGCCACATGTGGCCCTCTACCTCTGCATCTACTCGCATCCTCATCCTGTCGGGTACGTGGTGATTCGGTAGCGCAGGTTGCCGTGCCTCAGAAGCCCGTCCTCTTCTTCCAGCGTCACGAGAAGATCCGGCTTAAGCACCGCCGTCCCGTAGCCTTCCAACGTCAGGGGCTCCACGACCGCCGCATTCATCTGCTCCGCTATCGCCGCGATTTCGCTGTCTTCTAGGACGCGGCTGAAGATGTGTCCGTTCAGGGTGTTCGCCCAGCCGTTTCCGCCGAGGTGGAGCAAGGCCGGCATCTCCGTCTTCTGGCCGATGCGCAGGTAAGGATGCATGGTGCCCTTCGGCGCGATCCCGTCCAGCACCCGCCCCCCGATGATGGCGGTCAGAGGACCGTATCCCTTCCAGCGTGCGACCGCCGCCTTTTGCACCGCAGCGAAGGAAATCATTTCCGGAGCGATCCCAAGGCCCTGCGCACTGCGTCGCCAACGGCCTTCGTGCTCCGCGCCTTCCGCCCCTGGTGCACCTGAAAGAGGAAGTCGTTCGCGGCCATGCGCGAGGTGCCGAGAATCACAAACCAGAAGTACGGCACGTCGGGGAAGTCTTCTTCCCAGTATCCGACATCGTACGTAAGACCTTCGGCCGAGAAATCAACGCGCGTCTTGCTCGCCATGTAGCCCGTATCCCGAGGGCACGCCGCCTCTGCTTCCTCGCGCTGCGCGATCCCATTGGCCCTCACGGCCTTCCGCACCTCGCGTGGCACGGCACGGCGGGCGGCGTGGATGTTGGCAACCAGACCGGAGAGCCCGGTCACCTTGAGCCCGCCTCTCATGCTGCGCCCTTGGGCGTGATCTCAAATTGCTGGTGGACGCTGAACGAATGCAGGTCGAGCGATTCGACAACGTAGGTGCCAGAGAAGCCAGTCCGGGGAGACTCTACCGCGATCTCGCTGGTTTCCTCCACCTCCACGCCCAGCGGCAGAGACAGCAACAGCGCGTCCCCCTTCCTCTGCACTCTGCCCATCGTCACTACTACATCAGCCGCGCCCTTGATGCGCCCGCCCAACTCCCCTTCCGCGATTGCGTACGTCGTGATCGCCACGGTGTCCGGCATCTCTGACTCGGATATCCGCACGAATTCGGCTATGGTGCCGGCGTCGAAGAGGAGTCCCATCAGAACACCACCGTCACGGGGACGGATTCGGACGGCATAAAGGAGCCAGACGCGGAAACTGTTTCCACCACTCCGGCGTTGCCTAGCGCCACCTCGAACTCAGCCCTGTACTTCGCGGCTTCCTTGCTGAACCAGCCGCGTTGATCCTTGATGGACCGGCCGCCCACGCCTTCAAGGTTGGCAGTGTCCGGGGAGCCGGCCAGCGCCCAAAACTTCGCGTCGAATGCGCGGTAATATCCGTACGGTAGCGCGATGGCGTCACCCTGTGCCTCCGTCGCTCCGTCCGGCGTGAGCGCCGCCGCCTGCTCCAGCCACAGGGTGAGATTCGCGGGCAGGTCTTCACCCGGAAACCATGATTCGTACACGCGCCCCGTAGGCTGGATGAAGTCGGCGGCAGTCACGGCCATGCGTCAGCCCTCAAAAGCACGGATCTCGCGCAGACGGGCCTTGCCGATACCGTCCAGCCCGAGTAGCTCCTCGTCGCTGGCGTTCTGCACGGCTTCCCAAGTGCCATACCCGCCATCCGCCAGAATGCCGGCGTAGGGGTACGCCTCGGGAGTGCCCTCTTTCTCCTGCTCGGGCTGTTCCTCCTGCTCCGCTTCCTTGCCCTCCGCGTTCACGAGCTTGTCGCCGACGCGGTACAGGCCGCCAGCCTGAATCTCAGCCATATCGTTTCACTCCCCCGATCAGGTGAAGGTGGGCGCCGTGTAGACTCCGCCGCTCCCAGCGTTCGCCCACAGGATCGCCCCGTTGGTGCGCGTCCACGCGCCGAAGCCGAACAGGGACGCCATGTGCCGGGCGTGCAGAAGGAACAGCTCCGTCTCCGCGTCGATGTAAAGGCCCTGCAACTGGCGCTCGGGCGGGATGCGCATGCGGAGAGGCTTGCGCGCATCGCTCGCGTCGAAGGCGAAGTAGTACTCGGCAGGCATCCACGGCTTCGTCCAGACTTCCGCGCCGTGGAAACGGCCGATGGCGCGGTTGTCCAGCCGGGACATGTCAAGCACGCCGTCCGCCCGGTTGTTGGCGGTGCCGGGGATGATGCCGGCCTCCACGTACGGCGCGAAGTCCGTCAGCGTCTTTACGACCGCTTCCTGCGCCCTGTTGATGTAGATGCGCAGCGCGCCGCCGTGATCGTGCTCCACCACGTTGTCCACGAGCGCGATCAGGGCCGTGTTGAGCCCGGCGCCGGACGTGCTCGCCGTGGCGACGTAGTGCGTGTGCGTTGCCCCGTTGAACGAGAGGGCGTTGCGGTTGATCGGAATGGGGTCGCCGTCCGCGTTGAGCAGGCGCTTGACCGCCAGCGTCTCGCCCACGGCTTCGGTGGCGAAGCGCTCGACTGCGGTAAAGTTGGTGGGACCAAAGAGGGTGTCGCGGATGCCGCGCCGCAGGGCGTTGACATGACCGCGCTGCATCAGCAGTTGCTTTTCGATCATGTCCGAGACGGTGGAGCGGATGAAGTAGTCCCGCGTCCAGCCGGTGGCGATCTGGCGCTTGCGCATCGGCCATGCGACCTTGCCGCGAGCCTGTGCCTTCTGCGTCCGCACCTCGCCAAACTCATCCACTTCTTCCATGTTGGCGTCCTGCTCGACCCCATACGTCCCCGTGCGCTCCGTGGTAGGGGCAACCAGATCGCCAAGCATGTTCTGAACCTGCGCGTTGTGCGCAGCCAGGGCATCCGTGAGCGGCTGGACGAGGTTTTCTACGCCGTAGTCGATGATGCGGCTTTCGGCCGCGTCGCGGTTGCTGAGCAGATCCGCGATTGTGTAGGTGCCAGTTACGGCCATGTGCGGATCTCCTTAAGCGACGAGTGCACGGACGACGATATCCGTGGGGGAGATGATCTTGGCGATTGCGACGGTGCCGCCAGTGGTCGCGGCATCGGCCAGCCTACCAGCCGTAGCGCCCAGGTAGAGGGGGCCGGGAGCGGCGAAGTCGCCGTACCCGAACCGGGTGCCGGGGCCGAACAGCTTCACCGGCTCGCCAGCCGCGTAGGCCACGGGCGTAAACCCGTCCACCTTGGCGGCGGCGTCGGCTGCGGTGCCGTTGCTCATGTACACCATCATCCGTCCGCCGACAAACTCCTTGATGTAGCAGGGCGCAACGGCGTCCAGCGCCTCACCCGCAATGTAGTCGCCGGACAGTTGCGCGGCCTTCATGCCGGTGGTCGTATCCACATGCGCCGTAGCGGCGCGAGTAACTAGAGCCATGTTGAACCCTTGTGTCAGTGTGCGTCAGACGGAATAGTCTACCCGCGCCGTCACCGCCTTCTTGTGGTCTTCTGCCGTGCGCGCGCCATCCGAAGAGGCGCCGCGCCCGCCGCGCTGTGCTGGCAGCGTGGGGTCCCCGCTACCAGCCTTGGCCGCGAACATGGTGTCGGGCAGGCTCTTGGCCTTCGCCCACTCGGAAAGACGCATCGCCTTACCGTCCACGGTCACGTAGCCCACCGCCAGCGTCTTTTTCACCTTCGCACCACCCTCGGACACTTCAACCTCTTCGTCCTTGGTCTCGAAGGGCGCATCTCCGAGGATCATGTCCAGCACGTTCGCGCTCTCCGGGACCCATCCCTCGGTAACCACGGCCTTCGCAAGCCCGTCCTGCCGCTCTCGGGTTGCGACTTTGCTCTTCAGGTCGCCGTGTTCCGTGACGATCTTCTTGACCTCGGCGGCGGGCAGTGCGAGGGCCTGTAGCGCCTCCCATTCCTTCGCTTCCTCCGCAGTCAGCACCTTCGATCCTTCGGCGGGGACGGCCTTTAGCTTCTCGTCGCGCTCGCGGATCTCGTCACGCTGCTTCTGGTTGTCCTTCTCCAGCTTCGCCACCTTGGACGTGATGTCCGTGGGGCTCATCTGAAGGGCCAGGAACGACAGGTATTCGCGGTGCTGTGCTTCGGTGATTTCCATCAGTGCTTCCGCATCGGAAGGTGGCGCTACGGCATCCGTAGCGAGGTGGGATCTGGTGCGTCCTGGCGCATCGCTGGACGCGTTTACTGCGGGGGTGCTGAGACCCTGGGTTGGTGCCTAACGACAAAAAGCCCCGCCCTCCGCGCATCGCGAAGGAAGGAGCCTTTCCCGTGGCCCTGTGTCCCGTGTCTCCCTACATGGTCTCAGGCGCCGGGACAGCGCTCTTCAGGAGCTACCCTAGAGACCATTTAAGGCGCGGCGGAGGGATTCGAACCCGCCCGGCGGTAGCAACCTAGCGCTACCGCTTCCCACTTCTCTCGCCGCACCGGTCTTTACTTCATACCTGCACTATACGCTCCGGACGCCCTGTCGTCAAGAGACGATATCAAGACCCTTGCGCTCCTGCTCAGAGGGTGTTACCATTGGTACAGAGAGACTGCCGCCCTAGCCAGAGAGCCACCGATGATCGACCTGACGATGACCCCGACTCGGATCAAGCGCGCGGAGCAAGAGTGGACCCGGTGTGCAGGTGGCCTGCCGATCCGCGTAGAGGGCACGGAGATCGGCGCTCCGATCTACGGCTTCGGTGATGAACTAGCGATCCGCCGCCTTGCGGACAAGATGAAGTGCGGAACGTTCGGCTATAGCAAGAATCTCGGCACGTGGTACTTCTGCAACCAGAAGTGAGCAACTCCGATTTAGGCGCGCTGCTCGCGTGGGCGCGCCCGCAGATGGCCAGTTTCTTCGCCAACCCACCCGAGGGCCTGTGCAGCGGGGCTAACTATCACGCCTCCGCACTCGCCTGCTTGGACCAAGTCATTCGAGAAGGCGCTGGCGCACCCGACAAGATCCGGCTTGAAGCGGTGCATCAGGCCCGACAGTGGATGGGCAAGATCATCGCTGACATGCCCGAGGGGAAATGCGAGGTCGGGGTTGCGGCATACGCCAAATGGGAGGCATGCATCCGAAAGTTACCGACTGCTTGGAGGCCGTGACCGCCACCGAGTTTCTCCGCATGCCCCTTATCGACAGATCACCTGAATTCCCATTCGCACTTGCATCGCGTACGGCAATCGCGTGCCCCAATCTCGGGTACTTCCCTGCTCTTGATCGGGTGCCAACCCGCCGCCGTGGCCGCCACGCACCCCGCGCACGAATCCCCACGGTGCCGCTTGTTGCGCTTCTCGGTAGATCCGCGCAAGTCCTGCTCGGCTATCTCTATGCGGTGGTAGAGAGGGCGTCCGGCTTGGGTGTATAGGTGCGCGCGGGCGTTCAGCCTGCCGTCCAGCAGTTGTCGGCCCGCCTGCACGTCCTGGGCGAAACCGCGTAGGTACTGGTACTGGCCTCGTACGTACTGCCCCACCCGCCCGTAATCCGCATCGCTCATCTGCGCCCAACCACCCTTAGCAGCCGCAGCGCTGTAGAGGGAGACGTTCTTGATCTCGCGGCGCATGGCGACTTCCCAGGAGATCAGGTCTATGTTGCCGGTCCGCAGGGCTGTTGCGAGGCCGTCAATACGTTTCGTGGCGGTGTCTAGAGCTACGTCCAGCCACGCGCGGACCTGTGCAGGCTGAACAAATCGGCCGCCGGGTCCGCGATACCTGCCTGCCACGCGGTCGTAAGTGTACTCAGGACGTTTGCGCGGCATCGCGCGCCTTTTCTAGGACGTTGAGTACCTGTTCAAGTTCTGAAGCGTCTACATGTACCTGCGACGGACCAACCCGCATCCCGCCTCGCGTGCGCGCCTCTTCAATGGCTCGCCGCATGCGCTTGACGACGTGCGCGAGCAAGCCGCTACGCAACTCTTGCACGTCGCTCATTTGCTGGTCCAGTTGCAACGCACGAACGCGTTCCGATCTTCTCGTTAGCGTCCATGCGACAACCCGCTTCGCTTCTGGAACCGGCGGTTTCGTCCCCGCCCGCGAGTCTGCCCAGTTGCGTGGTATGCAGGCGCGAACAGGGTCATCGTGGCGCTTGCCTTCTCGGCGCTCTCTCCTGCACGTGCAAGAGCGTCGGCGCTCGGGATAATGCTGTGCGCGTACGGGTTCGCACCCTGCGCCGCCTCCTCGGGACTCTTGCCATGGACAAGCAGGTCTCCCACCCGTTCCAGTGCCTTCTGCCGGGCAGGAGTGCCGTCGAACAGGGGGCATCGAGACACGGCGGTCTCGTATTCCTCCTGAGTTCGACAGACCGCGCGCACGCGGTGCTGGGCCGCCTGCATGTCCAGCATCGCGTGTAGGGCAAGGTTCCACTGGAGCAGGCGCGCGCGTAGCGTACCAATGCCGACCCCAACACCATCCGCGACCACGCGAGAAAGTTCTTTAGCGTCCATCCGCCACCTCCGCCCTGTTGGAAATTGTTTCCACGTCGATACCAGCGGCTTCGATCTTGGACACCGGCATAACGAAGCGCCTCGTGACCCAGCCTTGCGCGATGGGGATCAGCACCGTCAGGAAGGTGCCCCAAAGCGTTGCCTTCTCGCCGCTCAGGATGCCGTAGGAGACAAGCAGGGCCATGCCGGCACCGATCACGCCCACGGCCATGGCTGGCTCTCGTGAGACCTTCATAGCGGCGCTTCCTCGCGCGGTGCGTGAATTATGATCGTGCGTCCGTCGTGCAGAAGTATCCACCCCGGCGCCTTGCCGTGCCCGCAAAAACTCTTCGCGGTCAGGATGCCGTGCGCGTTGAGGGCGTTAACCAGCGGGGCTATGCAGGCATCCACCCCCTTGACGTCCGGATGCGTCTTGCCGTTGTGCGCTAGATTAGCGGGCACAATCACCGGCAGCAGCACATCCGTTCCCCACTCGCACATTATGGCCTCCACCCTTGGTGCAGTGCGCGGATAACGGCGGCCAACCCGAGTATGTCATCGTCCGTGAAGTCGGGCACGTTCCCGCCCTTGCCGCGCAGGTACCAGTACCCTCGCGGAGTGCGGGTCGCGAGGCCGCCGCTTGGCAGTGCGTAGTCCTGCTCGCCGTGCTGGTTGGAGGTTATCACCTTATGGTCGCTCATGCGTCCCCCGCGTATTCAGTTGCTTCCAGAAGGTTGACGGCCACTGGCTCCGTGTCGGCGCGCCACGCGGCCACGGCGCTGGCACGGTCGCTTAGCGAAATCGCGGAGAAGCCGTCCAACTCCGCATCGGTGAGGTCGGGGAGCGGCTCAGCCATTGTCCACCCTAATCCTGTACGCTTGCATCTTCTCGCCGGCCAAGGGGTCCCCAATCCACTCCAACACCATAGCGTTCAAAGCGATGTCGCACTTGGCGCAGATGCCCCGGTAGACGTTGCCGTCCGCGC